GCAGCCTGAGCAGCCGCAGCAGCCTGAGCCTCCGCTTCAATACGAGAGCTCGTACTGGACACCTGAACAGCGATAGCATTTGCTTTTTCTACAGCTACAGTTGCTAGCTGGTCAGCAGTGGTTATAGCCGCAGTAGCTGCAGTGGTAGCTGTATTAGCAGCAGTAGTAACCGTTTCTAAATTAGACTGTGCTGTTGTTAGGTTTGTGTTGGCAGTTGTTAGATTTTCTTGAGCTGTTGTTAGGTTTTGCTGCTCAGCTGTAAGAGTTGTCTGAGCTGCAGTTAAAGCTACTTCTGCAGCAGATTGCTGCCCTTGTGCAGTATTTAAATTTAGATTGGCAGTATTAAGAGCCTCTGCAGCAGCTTGAGCTGCAGCTAGCTGCTCTGGGGTTGCGCTGCTACGACTCAAGGCTGAAGCTGGAACTACCTGCCATCCCTGCCCTCTATTCCACTGTAGCTGAACGTTTGCTCCTCCGCCGTTCTCATAGAAATGAAGAGTAAGCGCTTTAGGAGTATTGGCTGTAAAAGCAACAGGTTGAGAGACGCTCCCCCCGCCACCTTTGTCATACCAGTCATTAATAACTAGTTGACCATTAAGATATAGTTTTACTCCGTCATCTGCTGGTGCGTAGAACTGGATATTACCTGTTGTGTCAGAGGTAATCTGACCAGTGTATTTAACTTGGAAGTCATCTCTAAATGTATTAGCAGGTGCTCCGCTACCCCAGTTTTGATTAATTTGAGAAACAGTAGTGGTAAGGGTAGTTGTTCCAATTTCAACAGGTGGCGCATTGTTATACCCGATGTTCTGGGTAACTTTCATATCTAAACCAGGTTGGGTACTAGCAGCCACAGTAGCATCAGCCGCAGCTTTAGTAGTAACGGCCTCCGTTACTACTGCTTGTTGTGTAGTAACTGCAGAGGTTGCAACATTTACATCTTCTTGTCTAGCAGCAACAGTTTCAGTTGCAGTTTGTACAACTGCAGTTTGAGTTGTAACAGCATTAGCTGCAGCAACAGCTGTGGTGGTAGCAGTTTCCACAGCTGCTGCGGCAGGTGCTACGAGAGCGGTTGCGCTCTCAGCTTGTTGCACCAAAACAGTTGCACTATCAACTGCTGTCTGTGCAGTTGTGATTGCGGTGTTGGCCTCAGCAACAGCGGTGACAACTGCTGTTTCTGATGCTACTGTTGGTGGAATAACTGTTGATGCCACAGTTGCCGTGGCAGTATCAATCTTTGCTTGTACGGAGGTAACTGTAGGTGTCTCGGACTGAGTTGTTGTTCCTGTTGTTGTGTTTTCCTGTGTCATGGAGTTTTGGTTGGACGATGGCTCGTTATTGGATGAGGTTACGGTGGGTTGTGCACTTGGAGCAGGTTGCGGCTCAGGCACGGGAGTTGAAGAGGGTGACGGCTCAGCTGGAGGCGTTGATGAAGGAGACTGAGAAGGAGCAGGAGTAACCACCTGCTCGTTTGTAGCAGGCTCGTCTGCAGTAGCCGATTGTTGACTAACTAAATGAAGAACTGTTGCAAGGAATAGTGCTGCGAGTATACGCAGTTTATTTATTGGAGACTCCTTATTAGAAGTCTATTTTAACAGAGTAAGGTAGTTATCTGGGTCGTAAACTGATGCAGCTTTTTGTATTAAAGCTTCACGTTGTTCTCTTGCGTGATGACCGCAAAACATTAATTCACCATTAAGAAATGTTGCAATTACACGAGCAGCAGCGCTACATTGGTCGCAGCGGTCGTTTGCTGTTAGCTCTCGTGCAGTTACAGTTTGCATTAGAATGGTGGCTTTCTCCAGGTTTTCTTATCTAACAAATTAGTATCAGACTTATCGTCTTTCATCTTTTTGTGCGCTTCTTCAGCGTACTTATCCATTTCAGCCCAGTCCTCATCGGTCATGGTTGTCCATGGGTCTGGGAAACCTTGCGAATCGTTATGCTTCATGAGTTACGATATCCCATTTATCTCCGTGACGTTCCCTCATCATCTTCAAACCTGCTGCTGTGTGAGAGCCTGTAAAAGAGACGTTAGGGTTTTTCTTACTAGTCATAGTAAATCCTGTAAAAAGACCTTTACCAGTATTAAGGTCAACCTTGCTTACGCCTTCATCATTCATAGCGTGAGCACCCTCAGGGCCTATATTGACAACAGTACCCTTAAACTGGTCTTCACTACGCTCTGTCATTTTTCATTCTCTTTCTTACCAGCACGGCGTTTGTTCTCTTTAGCAGTGTTTTTACTGCGAGAGATGGCTCTTAGGTTGCCCTTGGAGTCATTATTGTGGTTGTTGTCCTTATGGTCCACAGTAATATCCTTAGACTTAAGTTTACCGTTCTTGGACTCATAGTCAGCACGAGCTTTATTCTTTGAAGTGGTAACCCACTTACCGCCGACCTTTTTCTTGTATACGTAGATAGGACGGCCGCCATTAGCATCAGAGCCCTTGTAAGGGCCAAACTTCTTTGTCTCTGCCATTAGATACTCCACCATCCTTGTAGTGTGGCCTTACCACTGGCAATCCACTCTCTATGCTGTTCGTGCGTTAAATTCCAATCTATCTCATGGGTAGGCTTTTCACAAGAAGGACAAATATCCTTACCTGTGTACGCGTACACATGATGACAGAACATTTAGCAATCCCATTTACGCAATGACTTATTAATACGGCTATTAGGGTCACGTGCAGTCTTAGCAGAGGTGTTAGCCTTCTTCATACCCTCCATGCGTGCACAGAAAGACTTACGACGTGCAGCGCTCTTAGGTGATTTTTTAGCCTGCTTAGCAGATACTGGTGGCTTTAAGTTAGAACCAGGGTTAGCACGTTCATAGGACTTACGTCCAGCTTCGTTAAGTCCACCCTTTTGGTTCTTACCTTCTTTACGTGTCCAAGCTGCAGATGCCATTAGTGTGGGTTCTCCTTATGCCATTTACGGACAGCCTTGACGCCTTGCTTAATCGTCTTAGAGCCACCCTTTTTTGTTAAGTTAATCTTGTCGTACTTGCCAGCTTTGGCCTTAGCCTCATGGTCGACGATGACATCGCCGCTCTTATTCTTCTTAACGGTATGTTTAATACCTTGAACCTTAATTGTTTTTTTTGGCACGTTCACTACGCTCCTTATGCTCGGGGGCATTTGCACACCCATGTGCATCTTTATGAAACATCTGGTATTCACCCTTACGTCTGGTAGGTACTTTAAGAGCTTCTTCTCTTATCTCTCTACCGCAGTTATCGCAAGTAGGAAATTGCCCACCAGTTCTTTTCATTAGTACATAGTCCCATCGTTTCCCTGTCCTGGGAACCAATTATCAAATTCTTGATTACGGCTTGCACTCTGGCCGCCAGTCATCTTTCCTAGTCCGTAACCAATTGCACCTGCTCGAAGCGCAGGAGTCTTAGCAACCACACCTAATGCCTGCTTTCCAACAGCTGCTGCACCGCCGCGGCTAGCTACAAACTGTCCTGCACGACCTACTACAGCACGTCCAATTGTTGGACCCGCCGCTCGTACTACCGCGCCAATTAATGGCCACATTATCGGGTTCTCCTATTCAGTGAACGGTTAAGAACATCTTGAGCTTGTTCAGATACATTGTATCTTCCGTATGACGGACGTGGACCATCAAACATCCCGTTGCTATTTCTGCGAGTATCGTTGGTTTTTCTGACAGCCTTTTTGGAGACGGATTTTTTAGTCTTTACACCTTTTTTCTTAGGGTATGCCTCGCCAAGTGCACGCTCTGCACGACTACGTCCTAGCGCTGGGTCTTTCATCTCTTCCACCCTCTTGGTCGCTTACCGTACTGGTATCCACCTTGGTTATAGTAATCTTCAGTACTCATTGTTGTTGGTAGTTGATAACGTCGTGGAAGATGAACTGATAGCTCGCCACTCTCACGGGTCCACTTAATAGGCTTTGGCTTCTCGTCGTTGGGAAGGCGGTACTCTTCTAATGGGTCTTCGTTAGGAATCATGGTCGGTTCTTTTCGCATACACAGGTGCAATCATCGACATCACATACCCCGTATCTAATCTCGTGGTCGCATTTGTAGCACATTACTCAGTTAACCCTAACCATTGCATGCCCTTGTTTAATCTCTCACCCATGGTTGGTTTTTTCCATGAGTTACCAAGTGCGATGGCTTCATCCTCATGCTTAGTCAATTCGGGAGAATCGTATGTCGCTCTCTTTTGGGATGTAGGAGCGGAGAATCCTAGGGAACGATTATTGCGGTAGGACTCTAAATCAATAACACGGGATTTGTTATTGGCACGGTTAACGATGCCTTTTTGAATAGGGCCGAAGGGTTCCATAACTAAAGTTTAGTGCGCTTTGTTTGATAATACTCAATAAAGGCTAGTAAGAGCATATCCACTAATTGAGGGGAATCTTTATGTTTCTCTTCAAAATGGTGTTTCCAGGCAACGGCACCGAACTTATTCGAGCCGCATCCATTATCAATATCTGTGAATACAAGGCGTGCAAATTTAGCCGTGCGACCTTGAAAGTCCAGGCTCTCTTCGAGAAAGTCGTAAAAGCTCACGACTGTATTGTGAGGCTACTGCCTGGGTTTTAAACCCTAAACTCTCATAGGCATCTATAGCATCATCCATTGAGTATGGGTGCTCTCTATAGCACTGACCACACTGCAAACACATTAACGCTTTTTAGCTGTTTTCTTTACAGCCTTCTTAGCAGTCTTCTTTACCGCCTTCTTGGCAGCCTTCTTGACTGGCTTCTTAGCAGTTTTCTTAGATGCCTTCTTAGGCTTTAGGATTTCGTCTAGTTCTTCTTCCCAGACCTGTGGGCCAGTCTTGAGGAACTTATCATCACGAAGAGCCTTGCCAACAATGGCGACAATAACAGCGAATACAACAACAAATAAGATTTCCATACCCAAACTATAGCAGGCTACTGCCTCCCCAATCTATGTGTAGGTACTCATGTTACCTGCCACCCCCGCGCTCGGGCGTGTCGTCTAACCCCTACCCCCCTGTGGATAAGTAGATGAACAAAAGATGAACAATAATAGCCCTAGTTGATAGGTGTCGGGGCTATCCATTAGGCTAGGGCTACCAACGAAAGGGGAACATTATGGACATGACCATTAGCAAGTCGCTAGTTCATGGATTTATCCGTAATCTCAATGGCAAGTTCTTTACCATTGAGTTCGTCAAGCGCACTACGGGGGAATACCGCGTTATGCGTGCCACTACCAACTATGACTCAAAGTTAGCGGGTGGCGACCTAGCCTACGACGCTAACGCCAAGCAACTTATCCCAGTATGGGACATGGATAAGAAAGCGTTTCGTAGTATCCCAACCGACGCGGTCAAGGTTATCCGCGCCCTCGGTAATACTTACAAGGTGGTTGAATAAATGAAGCACGCAATTCACATGGAGGGGGGCAGGTCGCTAAGCGACCTGCTCGACACCGAGACATTCCGTAACGCCTCAGTAACGGACACGCTCAACGGCAACGGGGTTATGGTAGCCCTACACTCTGCCCGTCATGTAGTCGATACCATGACCCTAAGCGGTTATGACTCAGACACTATCGCCTACGCATTCGAGAAGCCATGGAAGTATCCAGAATTCTGGCTCCCAGCCCTCTACATTCATGGAGTTCTCTACGGCATCGGCGGACGCCGACTCTACACCGCCTTTATCAGTGATGTGGAATACGACGATAACCACACATTCACTATCAAGGAACTCGAACCAACGGAATAAGGTTAGAGGCGCGGACTTCCCCCCGCGCCTCTCTCGATTCCCCGTAGGGGTATGGGGAGGGTGGGTCAACACAAACATTAGAACGGCATAGGGACTGGCAAAGGAACCCCAGGAATAATAAAGAGAGCCTGTGGATAACTCGGTAAACAAGCCTGTGGATAACTAAGTAAACAATAAGTGAACAAATTCAAACTGGCTTGCGTCTCATAAGGTTATCGAATAAGTTTATCTCAGTGGGCAAGGGGCTCACAGAAAGTAGGTTAAAAGTGGATACATCCACTCAAGCGACACCAGTCGCTACCGATTACCTAAATAAGGTAATCACTCTCCGCAACGCCAAGTATTTTGGCACTGTTCAATCAGGTCGCTGTGAAGCGGTCACAATCACTGAACAAGGTGTTCAGTCAGTGAACATCGAGGGAATCGGCGACATCCGCGTCGCTGATGACTCTGATTACCAGCAGGGCTCACACTACTACTGGAACATCGAGTCAGTTCTCTGATAGTTTCTATCGCCCCTAGTCGCAAGGCTAGGGGCGGTGGTGATTATCATAGGATAATCAGAAAGGGGGGTGAGCCATGGACCCACGTCTATGGATGGCTCAGGTCTATCGCCAGTTGCGCGGTAACGAGCTGCTTAAGCAGTTTGAAACCGATATCAACAATTGCCAAGGACCTGACGACGCTATTGCAATCTGCAAGCGTTACCTAGCATTGGCATAGCAAGGAGCCCCGCGTCGCAAGGCGCGGGGCGCTTTGTTTGTGTTGGCCCGCCCACCCCGTTTATTTAATTGGGAGTTTTGGGAGGAGAGCTGTGGATAACTTAGTGAACACCAGGTGAACAATCAAAAACCTAGTAGACATGCGGAAAGTGTTCAAATATAGTTTAGGTAGTGGGCAAGGGGCTCACAGAATAGGGGTTAAATTGTGCAAGAAGTTATATTCTACAACGGTTTCAACTTACTCGTTGACATCGTCCTATGTTCGATTGTTGGATTCTTATCCTACAGGGCAGGAAAGATATCAGGTTACTTCAAGGGTTACAGTGACGGTGAAAACGATTACAAGGACCGAGCAGAACAAGAAGCCGAGTATTACTACAACAGCATGCGAGAGGATTCATGGTCATGAAGTTACAGTGTAACCAAAAGGAAGCCATGGACCGCATCGCGGCCCGTCAACCATTTGAGGCGTCAGCCTTGAGCGGTAAATATTGCAACTATACGCCTGGCGCAGGGCGCCTAGGCTCAGAGTATGACAGGCTTATTAGTGACTTTAAAACAGGCGCTTACGTAGTCTTCTCATATTCAACACCAATCGCCTGGTATGGGGCCAATGGTTGGTACGTAGTACAGGAGAAGTTCTCCCCTACTACATCCAAGCAACAGAATTACGTGCGACGAGCGGTTACCGTCATAGCCGCTTAGAAACCCCCTGGCAAAAGGCCCTCGAGAAATCGGGGGCCTTTTGTTATGCAGAGAATGTTTGTGTTGACCACCCACCATCCCCACGCTAACACCATACATTGGCATTAAGCGAAGCTTAATGCCAACACAAACACCTGCGGCCTGTGGATAACTTAGTGAACGGGGCTGTGGATAACTCCGTTAACGGAAGATGAACAATAATAATCCTATTTGAAAGATTGAGATTGCTCATAGTAGGCTAAGGACATGCGGGAAAGTCCCGTATACATAGTGAGAGGGGGCGCCACATGGCGCACGCACTAGAGGTTGAGAATGGCGAGGTAGCCTTTGCGCTACGCGGTGCACCCGCGTGGCATGGCTTGGCTAATCGTACATTCTCCGCCGACGAGCATGTCTCAACCGCAGACATGCTATCCGCTGCTAAATTAGCAGACTGGAATGTCCGACTAGAGGACGTTCAATACCCAGCGGGTTACCGCTCAAAGTCCGACCTATTTATGGTCGTACGCACCAACCCATTCGACCAAGGCACCGACGTGCTATCGGTCGTTGGTAAGCGCTACCGCGTATTCCAAAACGAGGAATTGTTCACATTCGGGGATAACATCCTCGACGGTGGCGCCTCATGGGAATCCGCAGGTTCAATCAAGGACGGCAAGGTCGTATTCGGCTCTCTCGTCGTACCTCGTGAGTTCATTCTCGACCCACAAGGTGCCAATGATAAGACTACTACTTATCTGCTCGTTCACACATCACACGACGGTAGCGCCAGCGTTCAGGCGTCTATCACACCAGTGCGCGTCGTTTGCCAAAATACGCTACACGTTGCACTCAATAACACTAAGTCCTCATTCAAGTTGCGCCACACTCTCAAGGTAGAGGGTCGCGTTGCAGAGGCTCGCCTCGCTCTTGGGCTCACATTCAATTACATGGATGAGTTTGAGTCCATCGCTAAGTCTCTCTTTGAGACCTCAATGTCCAACGCTCAATGGGATAAGTTGGTCAATGCAATCTACCCAATGCCCGACGCTAATCAAGTCGCGCCACAAGTCATGACTAAGTGGCAAGCCAAGCGCGACCTACTGGATGATATCTATCACCAGTCACCAACCCAGACCAACATCAAGGGTAACTACTGGGGCGCCCTTAACGCTCTCACCGAGCGTATCGACTACTTCCGCTCAGGTCGCACCGCCAATGGCGAGGCACTTATCGGAGCAGCCAGCGGGTTCGACCCAGTGGTCAATGCGGAAAAGTCTCGCATCATGCGAGCAGTCCGCGAGTTGGCTAACGCTTAAGTAAGCCTACTAGCCCCCCGCACCCAGCGGGGGGCTTTGGCATGCCCGCATTTAGCTAAAAGTTTGTGTTGGGGCTTGCTGAACAGTAGCTATATATGTATAGGTAGTGTTCGAAAACAGCACCTATACAGCAAGCCCCAACACAAACAAGCCTATCAGCAGGGCTGTGGATAACTAAATGAACAGGAGATGAACAATCACTACGCTGGCTTGCGTTATGTCGGGAGTCTAAATTAGACTCGGCGTAGTGAGAAATACTCACACAAGTAGAGATAGGAGAAATCCAATGCTACCTAGAGACTCTAGGGAACGACTCTAATGACGAAGGGGGGTGATACTATCTTTACACGCAACAACGCTCAACTCATTGAGCAACAGCAAGTGCCAAATCCAATGGCGAAGGGGCACTTCTTTACCAACATGACCGAACTTCTTTGGTCTGATGGGACTATTACATTCGGTTGCCTCATCTGTGGCGACCAAATGGACTCACGCCCACAACTCTCAATCCACATTGGCAAGGCTCACAACCCTGCCAAACCTAAAAAGCCTACTAAGAAGGCTACCCGCAAATACACTAAGCGCAATACAGAGTATTGGGCTAATGGTGGAAACATCAACCAAAACCGACCAACAACCGACCAAACGCTAACCGATAAGGAACTAGCGTTTTGGAAGGCGCAAGCGCACAAGGCAGAAGCGGAAAACCGCAAACTGCGAGCGCAACTCAAAGCCCTACTAAACATAAAGTAGGCAGGGTTTCTCACCCCCCGTGAGAATAGTCCTGAGCATGACTCCAAACTGCTCATCTAACAAAGCCTAAGGGGGCTAAAGTGGCAACAACCATAAAGGTAGATAGGCTAGTCCTATTACAAGCACTAACGGCTAAACTAGCCGAGCAAGACCAACTTCGTGCCGACTACAAGAAGGCAGAGGAAAAATACAAGAAGGCAACAGAAACCTTTGCTAATAAGATTATGACATTGGTAAAAGGTGGCAAGTTAGAAGTCGCAAACACTAACTATCGTTCTTGGCGTGATGAACTAGAAATCACTATCAAGATAGATAAAGGCGTTATGCCAACCGAGCCTGAACAACCTAAGCGTCCTGACGCATGGCTACACGATAGCGATTACGAGGAACTCCGTAAGACTATCAAGTTGCTAGGTATGACGGCAGACCCAAGCGTGCCTACAAGCGTGTATAAGTCTGTATCACAATGGCTCTAAAATAAGACTACGAAGCCCCCGCAGAGATGCGGGGGCTTTCTTGTTTGTGCTGGGCTTGCTGTAATAAGTAGCTATCTCGGTATAGGTACGGATTTCATCACTGCCTATACCAGCAAGCCCAGCACAAACATAATAGGGCTGAGAGATGGCCTGTGGATAACTAGGTGAACAACGTATGAACAACCCTGTGGATAACTAAGTGAACGAGAGATGAACAATTACAAATGTAATGGAGAAAAGAGAAAGAGTTATAGTAGATTAGGCACACCTACCGAAGGGGGGGACTATGAACAGTATTGAACGCAAGGAGCGTTTTACTGAACTAATGGCAACAATAGAGTTGTTGCCAAGTATAGAGGACGAAAACTACGAGCCTAAGTTTCCTAAGGGAACACTAGGCTTATCAGACGGACGACTAAAGACCGCTATCATGGTTCAAGCCATGAAAAATGATGAGGAGTTTCAAGGCAACCTTATCAACGCACTAGCAAATACAGGTCTAGAAGCGTGCCAACAAAAGCACATGAACGGCGAAATGCCTAACGAGGACGACATAGCCTCGGTATGTATGGCTATCCATGTAGCGTGGGCGGCAGGTGCGTTATCGCCTATGCTAATAATCCTAGGTATCGCAAGTAAGATGTTCGCAGTATGCGACATTGAAATACCTGACGACCTCACACTTATCTTTCGTCCTAATCAGGGCATGAAGGATAAAGCGCCACAGTTAGACCCGATAGCCCTATTAGAGTTAGATAAGGAAGGGCTATTTGACCTACTAAAGAAGGGTTATGAAAATGACTCTGACGAGTGATAAAAAGACTCCCGACGGGCGCCGTATGGTAGCCCTACCATTCAAAATTGAGTTCGTTGCCTATGTAGAGGAGCATAAGTTCCTAGAACACATGACCTTAGTAGGTGGCGAGTTAGATAGGCTTATCAACATGCACGAGGCATGTGCAGTAGATGTGCTAGACATAGACAAGCAGTTGGTTGATAAACAACGAGGCTGGAAGGAAGTCCTCGTAGAAAGGGTGCAATAAAATGGGTATGGATGTGTATGGCAAAGCGCCGAAGTCCGAACGCGGGGAGTATTTCCGCAATAATATATGGTGGTGGCGACCACTATGGGATTATTGCGAGGAAGTAGCCCCTGACCTCTGCTCCAATGTAGATGGACACTCCAATAGCGGAGATGGTCTTGACGACAAGGGCGCAGAACAACTTAGCCAAATCCTCAAGATAAGGCTATCTGATGGGTCTGTAGATAAGTACGCTCAAGAACGGGAAGTCTATCTATCAGCCCTACCAAAGGAAGTATGCGATTTCTGTGACGGAGTGGGTATCGTACAGGTGAAGGAAGGCTGGCCTGACTATGTAGAAGGGCAAGTAACCTTTAGAGACCCATGTAACGCATGCAACGGCACTAAGGAGAAAGAACCATGGCAACGCCATTACCCATTCTCCAAGGAAAACGTAGAAGAGTTCGCAGAGTTCCTAGCAGATAGCGGTGGATTTGAAATCTGTTAGGACGGAACCCCTTCCTATCCATCGCATAGGGCTATCAGTTTCGGCTGGTAGCCCTATTTTATTGCCGCTAAGTTACTGGCCAGTAGCTCTCCAGGCCGCGGAGATGTTTGTGTTGGCCCACCCTCTCGTATTTTGGTATTAAATTATACCAAAATACTCGTACCCACCCTGAATGACGCCTTTTTTAATATAAAAAAGGCGGTCATTGCTAATTGGGCTATGGCTTTAGCCATTAGCCCAACACAAACCCTGTGGATAACTTGGTTAACAGGAGATGAACATTGGCTGAGAGAGAGAGAATTGGCTTGACGGCAGAGAGAGCGAGAGAGTAGGCTCGGAGATTTTGCCCTCTCGGCTACTGCCACCCCGTCTAATAGGCTTGTTAAGCGCAAGGCCAGATTTAATAGCCTTATCGCCAAGTCCTATCAGCATGAGAGAGAAGGGGGTTGTGGATAACTATATGAACGGCAGATGAACAAATGGGTGGAGAGTGTAGTTAAATGCGGAAATAGGTTAGAGTGGGGGAGTGGCAACACCGCCACCTATATTGAAGGGGTCGTTATGACTAATCACCTTGCGTTGCTCGTAGTGAGTGACGCCGTATTAGAGGGGGAACAGGCGCAAGCCCAAACCCTACTCATAGGAACGGATACCGAAGTCTTAGGGTATCACCGCGTATCTAATGGCGCTAAGGGGAGAGGACAGGCGTGGCAACCCGTATCCGTCCTTCCTACTAGCCCTATCTCTCACGAACCCGTTGCCGTCGTACTTAGCGACCGCGACCTCGTAATGCTTCAACTCGGTCAGATTACTAATATCGGTATTAAGGCGCTATATGCGTTAGAGAGCGCCACCGCACCTAGTAACCCTATCGCTCACGACCTTGCCGTAGAGGGGTTACGCGACCGCCTCACACAGGGCGATTCCACGCTATCTGAACATGTAACTGATAAGCGTCGTTCACAGGGTCTATCTATTAGCCCTATCGTAAGTACAACTTCGGCGACCGCGACCGCGCCCGTCGTGCCTATCAAGCCTATCGAGCCTACAAGTAATAAGGCTATGAGTGACGCCCTAGTAAATGCTATGGTGAGCGTGCCTGATAAGGCTTTCGCAAAGTCCTATATCAACCGCAAGGTCGTAGGCGGTCTTACCGACTTCGAGATTATGGACTTCGCTATGGCGTCTAAGAAAAATGTCCTTATCGAAGGTCACGCAGGGTCAGGTAAGACGGCTATGGTGCAAGCCTATGCGTCAGCGCGTGGACTTCGGTATTTTAACGTCGCATGCCATATTGGATTAGAGGCTTCACACCTCGTCGGTCGTTGGATTCCTACCCCCGACGGACACTTCCGTTGGCAGGACGGCGCAGTTACAGAGATAGTCCGTAATGGTGGCGTCCTACTATTCAACGAAATTAACTTCGCACCCGAGCGCTTTCTCACCTTTATCTTTAGCCTATTAGATTATCGTCGTGAGATTCAGTTAATGGAAAATGGTGGCGAAGTCGTCAAGGCTCACCCCGACCTACTTATCGTAGGCGACATGAACCCCGACTATCGTGGCACTCGCCCACTCAACCAAGCACTCGCCGACCGCTTCCCCGAGCGTCTAGTATTCCCATACGATAATGCTATCGAACAGAAGTTACTCGGTAGCAAAGCCCTATTAGATATGGCGAACCAACTCCGTACCGAGTTTGATAAGGGTACTATCAGCACCCCTATCTCCACCCGTAATCTAGTAGCCTTCGCAGATAACGCTAAGGCGCTAGGCATGGACTTCGCCACCTATTGCTATATCAACTCTTTCGAGGGTGATGAGGAACGTAGTGCAGTAAGACTATTACTCACCACTCACCACGACAATATCGCGTCCGACTTCGGACTTGCTACTAAGGCTATTAAAGATGTATTCGGTAACTCAAATGTAGAAACCGCTATCTTAAATACAGAAGTAGGCGCTATCGTGGACGGCATGGAAGTATCCGTAGCAGAAGCGACCCCCGAGATGAACGATATCCACGAAGCGGAAGCGTTTAACTCTCTCGTCGATATCCTTAACGGCGGTAACAACTAATGCCACGCGACAACCACAACGACCTACTAGATAGGCTTATCGAGGAAACTCGCATGGGCGCTTATAGCGGTGACGAAACCTTCGACGCCGAAGCCCTTGCAGAGGAATTAGAGGAACATATCAACAAGTTACAGGCGGTAGGTGCGGTCTATGGTCGCACCGACCGCATACTTACCGCCGAACCCGTAGAGGTACGCGTCGAGGATAATCCCGAGATGAATACCCAAGCCTACAACGACGGCAAGACTATCGTGTTCAACGCTAGGCTTATCGAGGACGTAGATGATAAGACTATTATCTCGCTCAACGGATTCAACTACCACGAAGTCGCTCACGTCCTATATTCCCCTAGAGGCGGTAGCGAGTTCGGTAAGGCTATCAAGCGCGAAGGGTTGAAGCATGCGTACAACTGCCTAGAGGACGCCCGTATCGAGCGCCTACTAATCGCTAAGTATCCTGCCGTCGCACCCTTCCTAGAGGCTACCTGCCTAGAGTATCTATTGAAGGGTCAGAGCAACGAGTTCGCTAGTTACTTCCCACTAATGACGGGTCGCAAGTATTTAGATATAGAATTGCGACAGGAAATTGCAGATAGATTTATTAAGCACTTCGGCAAGGACTTAGCCATGTCGATATCAGTGCTAGTGCATGAGTACCGCACACTCGTATTCCCACGCGACTACGATAGAGGCTTAGAGATAATAAGACTATTTGCAGATATCGTTGGTCGTGAGGATATCAACGAAGTTAATGGCGTACCTATGATTCCTAGTGGCGGTCATGGCGACCGCGACGTTCAGGATAAGGGTCGCATGAAAGGTATCCGCGAACAGGAAGCCCAACAAGATAAGGCTAACAAGGACGAGGCTAACGGCGCAGGACAGGGCGACGAGCGCATGGACGACCCTGCCGATTCTAATACAGAAATAGATACCGATAGCCGTAGTTTCGGTAGCGACGGCAAGGACGACGCAGACGACAACGTGCTTCGCAAAGATATCAAAGAGCGACTAGATAACCTTAGCAAGGACGAGGAAGTAATGCGTGGCGCTAAGGAAGTCCGTAAGGCTATCAACGACAATAACCAACGTCGTAGTGCTATTAAACAGGGCGCTTACTCTCTCCAACAAGTAACGTCAAAGGTATCTGCGACCGCCAAGTCTTTTGGTGTAGCCCTAGAGCGCGTCCGTATAGATAACGACCCTGCGTGGGAGTTAGAGCAACCTATGGGTCGCTTAAATATAGGACGTGCTATGCGTGCCGATATCAACGACATAGATAAAGTGTTCGATAGGTGGAGTGAGGGTAACTCCAATAATGATATCGACGCGATAATCCTAGTAGATACTTCGGGTAGCATGTCGTGGCAGATTCAGCGCACTATGGAAAGCGCATGGATTATCAAGCGCGGTATCGAACGTATCAACGGGCGCGTATCCGTTTATAAGTTTAACCACGATAGTAGGCTTATCTACTCCGCAACTGATAAGGCTATGCCAACCGAGTATCGCTACGTCAATACTTCGGGCGGTACTAACCCTTACAAAGCCCTATTAGAAGCACGCCGTCACCTAACGTCTAGCCGTCGTGGAGTACGCATGCTATTTATCGTGACCGACGGGCATTGGGATATGACCGACGAGAACGATAAGATTATCGCCGACCTTAATACGGACGGCGTAGAAACTGCGATAGTCTATCTCGGTGATATCAAGCGCTACTCTGATAGTCGTGAGGAATACGAGCGTTACTGCGCCATGTATCGTCATGGTGCAAAGCACTTCCGCGATATCGTAGAACCAACCGACATGGTGCTACTCGCTAAGGACATAGTTAAAGCCACTATGACCGCAAGGCACTAGAACAAGTGTTCGATACCTGCACCTGCACTTCGGGTGCAGGTATCGGCTAACCCGACTAACAAATGAGGAAACATGGAAACAAATACAGAAATAGATTACAAAGAAGCCTTACGAAGTACGTTAATGCAAATGCGCGGTCATGTAGAAGCGCATAACGCAACCGACGAGTTTATGATAAACCTATTAGATACAGCAACCGACTATCTATTCTACCTAGAGGACAAAAGCAAATGACCAGCACAAACCTAGTACCGCAGACAGGTCAATATAACGACCTTGCACTTAAATATATAAATGGCGACCCAAGCGCTATTCACCTATTAGATACCGCTATCGGCGCTTCGCTTGACCTATGCGCCCTACGCAACGATACCGACGAGCGCTTAACCAACCTATTCGATTACCACGACGTACGCGGTGAGATAGATGAGGCTATCGACAGTATCGAAGCCGACATGGATAGACTAGGCTTACGAGCGCCTATCCTTGATGAAGCAGACCAGCGCGACCTAGAGAACGGCTATGGGTTAGACGGAATCTAATGAGGTTATCAAAGACGAGAGAGCAACTACGGCGCTTGATAGAACTGCGCCGTAGTAATGCTTCCGTACCTATCCGCAATAAGAAGCGATACACTAGGCAAGTTAAACATAGAGATAAGGACATAAATGAGCAACGACGAGATTATTGACGCAGAGATTATTGACGAGGTAGAGGAAGCGGTCGAGGAAGTATCCGATACATGGAAACTCGTCGCCTATCACTTACAGAATAATCACTACCCACCTATCCCACTAAACATGGTCGATACGTGTCTTAGGGCTATTGAATACGCCAACGAAGGCGACTTTAATACGATTATCACACTACCCGAAGGCACGCTATACAAAGGCGCAAACACCGCCAACGTAGAAACTATCGTGGAGAGCCACCACCTGCACCAGTTTATTACCAGCGACCGCGAAGTAATTACTATCAAAGACGCCGACGGACAGGTCGTATATCAAGGTTATGGAACAGAACTAAAATTAGAAACTAAAGAAATAAATGAGGAAGTAGATGAAAGTGAACCAGCAGGAGAGCAATAATCTTCACAACCCTGAAGACTTCGCCGCCAGCGAAGAACACCTATGCAAAGAGGGTGCAACTATGTGTGATAAATGCCTAGATAAATATGGAATAGAGAAATAAAAAGAAGGAGAAAGAAATGGCACAGTGTAATTGGTGCGGAGATGCTTACGAGAGTAGCCTATGGACTAACCACCTATGTATTGAACCGAAGGAGAGCGACTATGAAGTGCGCTAAGTGCTTCATTGAATACGATAACGGCGAAGTTATTGCCCCTATCGACGAAAGCGCTATTGACGAAGTTAGCGAGATAGGTCTAGGATTTTGCGTAATGTGCGTACCACCAGCAGGTACGCCAGCCCAAGTTTAAGGAAACCTATGAAAGAACACGTTAGGCACTACGGAAGCGGTAAAGCGCATACGTTGTGCGGAGAAAACTATCCTTTATATCTAAAACTATATAAACTTTCTGCCTTATTGGTAAAGTTAAATAAAGTGTGCGGAGAGTGTTACGCACGATTTATGATTAGAGAGTTAGGTTGCACCTGTAAATAATGCAAACCTTCCTACCATACGCAGACTTCACAGAGGTAGCACGCGTATTAGATTACAGACGCTTAGGTAAGCAACGCGTCGAAGCCTATCAAATAGTAAGAGTATTAGACGGAACTCAACAAAGTAACGCATGGAGAAACCACCCTGCCGTACTCATGTGGAGAGATAATCTCGACGCCCTAAAGATGTACGGCACAGAGATATGCCTAGAGTGGATACGTCGCGGATATAACGATAATCTTATTAGCCACTTCCAACACAAACCCGCGCCCGACATGCCAGCGTGGCTAGGCGACGAGCGGATACATATATCGCACCAAGCAAACCTAGTGCGAAAATTGCCCGAGTATTATAGGATACACTTCCCAACAGTAGATGAAACCCTGCCGTACCATTGGCCTATCACAAAGGAGAACATACATGGCTAAGAAAGTAGAGCGCACGTTTAAGGCAACACTTACCCGTAACACCGCAAAGGGCGGTGCGTGGAAAGTAAATTACACAATTACCGAACTACGCCAAAATGGGTTAGGTAGTTATGACGACATTGAAATCGACAACATTACTACCGCATGGTCTAACGCCAGCGCAGGTAAGCGTTGGATTAAAGAGAGAGTCCAGCAGTTGACTCCACGCAAGAGCATTAAACTTGATATTACTTCCATCGACGAAAATGAGAAGCCAGTCAAGATTCAAGGCACTTTAATATATAAGCAGGAGAGTTAAAATGAGTAACCCTATTATCCCTGAACCAGAGTGGGGTCGTCCTAGCCCTAGCATTAGTGACGACGACGTATTTGAATTTGAAGACGACGATGAAGATGACGAGTAAACTTAATTTAGAAGCCCTAGTTAAACTTTATAAGCGTAATAGCAAGATGAAGTGGGTAGCATGCCACCACTGCGGTCGCATGTTTATCGTAGATAAGAGAAATATCAGGGTAGATACTAAATGTAGTTCATGCTAGGTTTTCACAGGCGTCAAAGCGGGTTCACTTACCTCTCCCGCCAAGGCTATCCATGAAGCCAACCCCTTCGGCTGAGATAGACCTGCGCCTTCATAACAAAGAAGCCCCCCTAGACGGCGCTAGGGGGGCTTCATTATTTAATTATTTAATTGGTACTTCACAGTAATCATTAGAGCAGTATTTCTCACCGATTGCATCAGCGGCCATCCCTGCATAGACGTCAGTAAAGTCAATAGGAAGCAATTTAAATGTATATTTATCGTATTCTTCCTTAGTTATTTGCGTATATGGCATTTGCGGATAGGTCTCGTTCCCCATTGGCAAGAAAGAAACGGTTTTGAGCTGTCCGTCAAACATGTGCAACACAGTTCCTACGGCGTCCTTTTCAGTATTTGAATTAAATGATACAGTCACAGATACCGAATTGTCCGACCAATGTCGTTGAGCGGTAGAGGCAAGAGACATCTTTTCAAAGATAGATACATCTTTCTCCGAACGTAGAGCGCTAGATTCAATAGGGAAGAAGACCACACTTGTAGTTTTAGGTGACTCCGACGCCTTTTCTACTTTATAACCCGACGCTTTAAACAAAGGTAGCATTGGGTCATCATTAGAAAAGCGGATTGCACGAAGGAAGTGCTTCCCACCAGGAGTCCAGTGAACCCCAGGAGATTCTCCAGCAAGGATAGACACAGTTCCGCTTGGTTTTACAGTAGTAGTCTTAATAGATTCGCGGATACCTAACCACTCGGAGTAGGTGCGGTCGTAATCTTGGATAACCTTGTAACCAGCGTCCATCCACTCACGAAGCACAGGCAAACCTTCGCGGTCAGCAAAGTTAGCCACACCAGACATAGAGGTTCCGATACGGCGGTTACGTTGCATAATCGCATTTGTTTCTTCCCAGTGGGTAGGAAGCAAAGTAACAGTCTTAGCGTATAGATACGCAAACTTTAGAGTACGAAGGTAATCTTCTTTAGAGTCATGGCGGTTCAGGTAAGTCTCCACCAAGGTACAGCACTCAAAAGATTCCAGCGATTGCTCGGCGCATGGGTTGTAACCCGCGGCTCGCCAGTCCTTGTTGTTGGGCGGGTCTATGAGTCGACCATATTGACGAGTAACGTCCATCCAGATAACGCCAGGCTCACCATTGAGAGCAATACCCTCAACGATATGTTCTAAATTAGAGCCAACAGATACTTCAACAGAGTTATTAGACATCCATGCCCAACCAGGGTTGGCAGGGTCATAGGAGTTGCGTTCAGGATATACGGCAGAGTTCTTTAAATTTAAAAAGTCCTTGTCGTCCAGTCTGCCCATGAGCAGCTCAGCAGAGCGGCGGACGTTACCCGAGACCACACAGACACCTATTAAATTACCGATATCCGCAATATCCTTGCGAGTTAACTTTTGAGTAGCCCTACCTTTAAATATATTACGAATATAGTCATGTAATTTAATCAGTGGGTCTGGGCCCGCGGCCGTGCCTCCGAAGGTCTTGATAGGAACACCAGCAGGACGGATAAGTGAGTAGTCAAATATAGGCGACTTCTTATCAGGCATTAGATAGGAGTTGATGAGAAGGCTGACAGATTCAACCCAGCCCTCGCGGGTATCTGGGATGACGATTGGGTCTGTATCTGGATGAGGCTCATAAATAGTAAAATCCTTGTCCGCACCCTTGTCGTCAAAGCCAACACCTACGCCCAACATTGATGCTTCCATTAGAAAAGCAAATGGTTTAGCAGGGTCTAATTTAGACATGCTAGAAGTAGACACGAAAGCACAGTTCTGCAAGGCCGCGGAGTTCTTGAGCTCATTGACCAGTGGGGTGCCCATAACCCATAGCCCACGTCCAGGTGGAGTCCACTTTAAATTAAACAGGCGGTCAAACGCTTCCTTAGCAGAAGCCTGGGCCCTGGAATCATTCCAAGGTAGTCGTTGGGATTTGCAGTGGTCTTTCTGTAGGGAGTACATGCCCTCGATAACTCGTTGGCAAACATCTACCCAAGTCTCTTTGGTTCCGTCCTCTTTCAAACGTGAGTAGGTGCGTAAGAAGGTAATCTCACCAACCGAATTACCGCCCGCATCTTTATACCCCCAAGGCACTTTCTTGCTCTTGTAGTCCTTTAGGAAGTCCTCGGTTAGTCTGAAAGATAGTGGCACTTGCGTCTCCAATTCTGCGAAAGATGTTAAGTTTAGTCATGAATTACAGCCTACTTCAGACTGTATAAATATCGGTGTTGTGCATGGTTACTATGCTGATAATAAAGTGCTACTTTTCTTCTATAGATTTGCGTATCACCTCTGTAGTTTCTGCCTCATTGAGGCCGCCTTCAGGCAATTCTTTTAGCACTTGAGCCCTGTCTCCAAAGATAGAACTCAGTACTCCTGCGGAACCCTGACGCTCTACGGTCATCCTAATAAACTCGCGTGAGTCGTCCAATTCTTTGACGGTCTTGATTAATTTAAACAGTCTATCTATCTCTTGGGATACGTTCGGGTCTGCGTATCCACCGTTCATTTCTTCAGAAAAACGCATAAAAGCAACCCTTTGCCCCTGCATTTCTATGATTGCATTAATCAAAGACTTGAGTTGGTCTTTGCTCTTTACCTCGATTGGTAACTTAAACGCACACATAGATTGAGGCTTAAAAGCAGGGCAGTTGGCGGCTACAAAGCAGGTATCACACTGACGAAGGGTGCTTGCTTGTGAGGTCACATGGGTGTTATCTGATATAACTCCATCGGCATCTACATCGGTCTTAACCTCGTATCCAAACACTGGAAGATTGCGTATTTCATCCGAATTACGCGGTTGAAGTTTCCGCATTTCTACACCCTTATTATCAGCATCTAGGGGTGCGATTTCCGCATTTGAATCACCTGGTTCATCCTGATAATAAGACTCGCCCACCTTGTTTATCCTCTCTTCAAAACGTTCATAAGACCAAACTGCCAAACGGCAAACTTCTCGGTTGTCGTCCTCTGCGATAAGGTCGGCATCAAGTCCAGCCTTCTCATAGATATGGTTGTACCTTGTCCTAGCCTGTTCCTTCATCCTCTTGGGATATCTAACAAGCCTAGTGCCATCCCAAACGATTGTCTCCCCATGGGTCATCGGGGATATCCATGAAAGGGTGTGGGCAGTTTCGGCTTGGATTGAACGAAGGTTATCTGGCTTGGCACATCCTAGCGCATGGAAGCGAGTTCCGTTGCGCTTGGTGGCGGTTCTGGTGGTGGAGGCTAGGCGGGTCTCTGACTCTATGGCGGCTCCTGGAATACCCACATCTAAATAATTATTTATAACCCTGTTGAGGTTATCTAAACCTAAATCTGGGTTCCAGACTGGTAGAAACTTGCCAGGCGGCACCTGGGCCCAAGCTGTCTTCCTCTGTTGGTCTACGAAGGCTGGGTCTACAAATCCATAATTAAGTTCGGCAAATAAAGTTAATCTATCTATGTTGATGGCTACAAAATGCTCATAAGCTGCGGCGAACTCCTCCAGCTCCAGGCGTCCTAGCTTGGCATTCATGGGTAGGCCAGGGTATAGATAAATATAGGAATCCTTAGGGAAGTAGTTATCTAATAGATACTCTTTAGTTTTGGGCATACCTCTGCGTACCAAGCCATGGAAACTGACTCCTAAGTGGTTGGCAGTGGTGGTTTCTAACAGGGTTCGATTGCTGGGGATTTCGCATCCCATGTATACGATTTTCACTATAAGCGCTCTCGTCGCTCGTCGTTATCGTATTCGTCCTGTTGTTTTATCAGTTCTTCTTGTATCTGCGCCCAAGGCTTGAATCCCCGTTTAAGGCTATCAGGTCTGAAATTCTCATTGGTATAAATAGGGTGAAGGAACATGATTGCCGTTATGCCTCTGACCAGTAACTTAACGGCTAAGTCTGGGTCGGAAGTAACTACATACTCAACTGGCCCTTGTGAACGAATCCACTCAACGTGTCGCAGTTTAGGGTCATCACCTGGGAACGGCACATCTTCTAGTGCAACTAGGTCATCAAAATTATTAATGCGTTGCTGACGTAGCCAATGGTCGGCTTTATCTTTGTCTTCACACAGAATAAGTACGCGGTGTTTTTCTTTAAGTGTTTTATAAAAAGATATGCCCTCTACGATAGGGTGCTTTTTATGGTTGCGTAAAACCTCATCCATAAATACAAGTATTGCCACGACTTAATTCTCCTAATTACGTTTATTGGATAACGCTCTCCTGACAAGCGTATCGGCAGACGGTAGTTCTTGTCCATAGGTTGCTGCCTCAAATACCTGTTTGGATTGTTTTTCAATTTCTTTTAATGCTTTTAGTGCCTGTACAGTTCCAGCAGATTTACCTGCCTGCCAACGATAATTGTGAATATCTAAGTACCCTTGACCACTAGGACTAAATGCGTATTTACGTCCTTTATGTATATCTTCAAATAAAGCAGCGCCTTGTTCTACTGCAAGTTTTAATGCAGCTTCAGCATTACGTCTTGCAACATCTGTTGTTGCTGCACCTATATTAGATAGTGCTTCTGCATATCTTGATAAAATTTCAGTGGCCATTGACGTATCTTGTGCCACCTTTCTTTCATACATTTTATTAACAGGAACACCGCGAACCTCTGGCTTAACTGTCCAATCATCGTTGGTCAAGTTATACGCTGCATAAGGTTTGATAGTCCTGATGTCGGACTGTACATTAACATAAAAAGTTAATTCGTAGGCGTCCATGAAGTTTGTATTTTGACTATTTAATTCAGCACTAAACCCCTCATTTAAGGTTTGAGCAATTTGCTTATCGCTGAGCCCTTTTAGTTCTGGGTTTGCCTGACGAAACAGCAGGTAGTTGATACCAACCAAACAATCTAAATCAGCAGGCTTTCTGGCCGCTGACCACTGGTAGCTCACAGCTGACCCAGCTAGCCAGACCTGTACGTAGGCCTCTGGGTTGTTGTACTTTAGTTTTAAATGGGTAAATAGGATTCTTAATATAGATGCCCTGATAGACGGGATAACTTTCCCATTTCTAATAAGTCTAGGGTCCAACCCAGCTGATGGGGTTGAGAAGTAGGATGTCTCTGAAGGCTCTACTGACACTGGCCGTGCCTGTTGCGCCAGCGCTTTGTAGTAGTCCATTTACCTATTCTATATCTTTTTTGTTGCTTTCTTTGTACTTAACGTCGGTATCCCAGTCGATAACACGATGGTTCTCTGGTTTATCTTTCTTGATACCGCTCATGAAGCCGCACTCTGCATGCGCTGATACAAATTGATTAGCCCACATGATAACGAGGCCTTCATTTGAATCCTCATTTAAATCGGCTTGGAAACTTGCCTCGCACTTGCATGTCATCTCGATGAATGCCACGGTGCCACCTCTATCCCTAGTTCTGTACATACAGTATACTCCTGCTGTACGGTCTAATGTCTAGTGTACCGAGGCCAGTTTTGACCCAAATAGGGCTATTTGGTGTACAGCCCCTTGCTCTGGTTGTGTTTCATCATGTTGTAGGACTTGACGGGGCAGAAATCACACAGGTGCATTTTAGGCATCTTGGAAGGGTCTAAGCCTGCCTCTCGGCGGTCTTTTGCTGTATCAGCCTTAAGAATCTTTTTATCAGTCTTGTAGTCTGAACACTGACCTTGTGGACGGTTATGTTGTGCAAAACACTTCATTGCATCTGCGGAATAGTTGTCTTTGGTTTCGTAGAAGTTGGTACCAAATACATCTAGTCCAGGTGAGCCGCCCTTTTGGAACTGCTCAACAATCTGCTTTTTTCCGTCTGGATGTTGCCAAACAACAAGGTCTGCATCTGCAAGCATGCCGCGATGATTAGGGTGACGCTCTACCATTGCATGTAGGAATGGGTTGCGGTTCTGGTCGTGACCAGGTTTATTATCAAAGGGGAAGCGGTCGTCGTAAGGGATTTCATCAACACTCTTGCAGTCGTAACAGGCAAGTAGTAATACCTTAGGACGGTCTTTAGGGTCCTCTTTGGGATTTAATTTAGAAAGGTCAAGTACCATGTGGTAAGACTACCACTAATTAGGAGTATCTACTACCAAATGACGGTAAATCGTCATCCCCATCTTCAAGTAGGCGACGACGAGCCTCTGCTCTGCGAGCTTTATCTTCGGCTGCTCTGGCTTTTGCCTCTTCTTCAGCGCGTTTCTTTTCGGCTGCTCTATCCACAGTGGTGTTTGAGCCTGCAAACAAATCAGTCAAATCCTTCTTAACATTGGTTGGAGCAACGGGCTTTGTATATTTCTTAGTAGGCGCTGGCTCTGACGTAGTAGGGGCTGGCCTTGACGACGGTGCAGCCTTTTTGGTTGCAGGTTTTCTCTTTTTTACAGTTGTTGCCTGTGGTGTAAATGAAGGGTCTGGAGTATCAAAATCAATTAAACCACCTTCAGTGGTAGCCCCTATTGCCTTAAACTTAGCTTTATACGCCTCGCTTTCAGCAATCCTTTTTGGAACGCTTACTCCGCGTGAGCTAAGAACAAGGTCTCCATCATTTCCGTTGTTAACAAGCGTATCTAACATATTTTTATGAAGGGCATTGCGGCTATCAAATTTAAACCCAATATGCCCTTTAGTACTAGCAGGCTTAGACGTAAAAGGCGTAGTATCTACCCCTTGATAACGTAAAGAATCTTGGTTTTCTTTTACTTTTTTATTAGTTACAGTATCAACCGTTGGTGTGGAATTAGCTGCCTCATTGAAAGCGTCCATGCGTTTTGCGTTTTCAACAATCTTGCCAATATCTTTTAGTCCCATTTATTTTCCTTTTGCAGGGTCGGTATTAATCTTAATAACCTCACGCGGTTTACCAGCGTTACGGCGTTCTTCACGTTCCATTGCATCTTTTGCAGTTGCGCCAGACTTTGCGCGGTTAGTAATAGCAGTGCTGGCCTCATTGTAATCTGCTGGTGACTGAATCCAACGATAGGTGCTACGACGTTCACCTGGTTCTTGTGGTCGTGTTCTTACGCCGTTCTTTGCTGGGCCAACAAAACCATGGACATAATTAAGGTCTCTGTGACTTTCACCAGTCATGTCTACGCCTCTAAGCGCAGCGCTACTAGATAAATGCTTTTCTATCTGAGGCACACGAGCAGGGTCGTAGGCGCGGTCGTATGCGTCTGACATTAATTACCCGCTGGGTTTACTTTGCTTGGTTCCTCTGAATTAATAAAACCGTAGTTCATATATGGGTGAAGACCTGCGCGGTTAGCCTGCACAGTCTGGTCTCCCATACCTGGTTGAACAACAGTATTTGGACGGCGCTTGCGGTACTTGCCGTCTGTTGCGCCCTCTGTCATGTCGCCATTGAGGGAACGTGATTGATTAACTGCCATTATGCCATCCGTCCTTTGACTAGTCTTGAGGCCTTGATACGGTTGCACTTAGGGCACACGCTTTGGTCTCGTAACGATTCTACAGGGTTCATAGCCCCACCACATGCCTTACAGGAACGAGTACCGTTATAAAGGGTGTTTTTTAGCTCTTTCTGGGTAGAAAGGCTGACATCCTCTGCACCAACCATACCTTCTCCTGTGCTATCTGTAAATAGTCCTGGGTCTTTGCTCATTAGTCTAGCTCTCTTTTACCAAATTTAGAATTAACATCATTTTCGTTAGCTTTTCGCATTTCAATGCGTTCTGTAGTCTGCTTTCTTGCATGTCCAGAACCTTTTACAGCAGAAATAGACTCTTCAGCAGCCTTATTTAAATTCATTTTTCCTGCTATACCTTTATTAAAACCATGTGCTGCAAATCGTTTTTGAGCGGCGGTATCAGTATCCCAGTTTACAAAAGAACCATCAGATAGGCTGTAACCTCCACCAAATTCGTGATTACCTGCAAAACGACGCTTTGGGTCATTTTCTCTACGTGGTGCTGCCATATTAGACTCCATATCCTAATGAGTTGCGGCTAGTTGACTGCTGGCTGTTAGGAGTGTTGGAGAAATCTGACTCCACACGTTGTTCTCTACCAGCAGGTAGTCGAACAATATCTTCAATAGTTAACTCATTCTCAGTATATCCGTAACGGTCTGGGAATAGGTTAATCTGTGGCAAGTTTGGGCGAACATGCTCTTGGATTTCTTCGCTTGTCATTGTCCAAACGGCGAGCGCCTGGTTTAACAAACGGTCTTGATTAGATTGAAATGGCCCTAGGTATTCCTGTGGGGGAAACGCAGCCTCTTCAGGTGTGTGATATGGCTTGCGGCCATCATCAGTCCACGGCCTACGACCGTAGGTACCATCTGCATATTTACCTGGCATTAGTTTTTCTTCTCTTCGCCTCTGTACTTAGCAATGTGTTCTTCAAACTCTTTGTGCCTAGACGCTCTGGCAGTGTTGTGAACCTCTAATGAATGGTCTTCATCGTTTGCAGTGTGGAAATTATTATCACCGCATGTTGGGCAGCTTACTTTGTAAAGAGGCATAGTTTACTTCCACTGTGGACGCATACGCGCCATCTGGTCTTGACGTGCGTTATTTACATACATTGGTGAATCGCTCTTTACAGTTGGGCCAGCCTTACCATCATTTGGTAGATGTGGAGCTGGCGCAATATCTGCCATGAATACATGGCGAGGACTACGATACACGTTTCCATCTTTTACAGCCTGCGCTTGACGCAAAATGCCAGAGTGTGGCTCTAACCCAGCTGGATAGTAATAACCCTGCTGGTCGATGCGCTCGCCGCGGTGAACGCCGCGTTGGTAAGAGCGCTGACCTATTCTAACTTTAAGTGAGTCGAGTACATTTTCAGATTGGCTGTTTGGTCTTCCACGGTCATCGCGTCGTGTGCGAATGGTGCCTAAATAACCATCAGGATATTCTGCTTGTGGTGCACGACCCACGCCCAGGCGTAGCTCATCGAGTTCATTTCTCGCAACAGGAACACCACCGCCACCATAGTTGGCATACGTACCGTATAAACCACTGGCGCCTAGGTTCTGTGTATTTTGGTGAGGGCTGGGCATACCTTAAATGATACGCCCAGTACCCTACTTAGACGCGTTAAACTCCTGGCCCTCGTACAGTGCCCAGCCGTCCATAATGTGGATTGGTTGCAAAGTGAACGAATCATCTGGTCTGACCCACGCAATCATCACTCCCTGTTGCCAATCTTCCCAATGCTTTACTGGACGACCTTGGTCATTTAAACCAGAGCCGTATGAAGGAACCGCACCATCAATGCGGCATAGGCATCCTGGGCTTGCTGACACGCTACGAATTGGACCGTCCTGGTCATGGACTGTTTTATATTGCATCTCTTGTCTGTGGACATGGCCAAATACTGTTGAGATGTGCGGATTCTTATTGATATAGGCACTGGCAGTTGAGCCGTTAGAACGTACGGTGGTTCCGTGAATAGCGCGAAGGTACTTGGTTACCCAGTACTCTCCTGCTGGATAGGACCCCACGTAGTCAACCTTAATATCATCTAAACGTAGAAGGTATGGGATGGACATTACAGGCCACTCATCTGGAGTTGCGTTAGCACGCTTAATTCCCTTTGATGCCATTGCGTTCATTACTACGTACTTCTGCATACGGCAATCGTGGTTTCCTTCTAACAAAACAATCTTTGAATCTGGGCAAGTGGCTCGCTGCTTTGCTAATAGGTTATGACCGTAATCTAGAGCTGGTTGCACTGTGTGGGCAAACATCTCTTCCTGTGCGTATTTGCCCATGGTTGGTAAATCTAAATAATCCCCCAAATGGATAATTTCATCTACGCCATATTTTTCTTCAAGGTATGCAAGCAATTGGAAGTGAACTTCAATCGCTGCTTCATCGTGGAAGGGGTCTAATGTGCCATCTTCATATTTTCTATACCCAATCTGTGGGTCTGGCACGAACATAATTAGGCGACCGTCTTTTTTGCCTTTACGTTCTTTATAAGTTGCTGGTTTAATTACTGTGGGTTTTGCTGGCTGCACAGGTGGCCATGCCCACTCATTATTAATATTAACTAAAACTCTATCAAATATATCTGATACAGATTCTTTTACTTCTGGCATGTGCAATACTCCTTAAAGTGTGAGCGAAAGGCAGTTAGCTTTGCAGGAATATTGACGCCAGCTTTTACCAGTGCTTCATACAAGTTTTTAATATCTACTTTTCTATTTTCATTCTTTAGGCTGTTAAATTTATCCTGGTCTTCCTTAGGCAAAGTATTTAGCCACCTTTGTACTTTGCATTTCTTTGGCTGTTTTGCATCAGCAATAAAGCCGTCTAGGATAGAGCCCAGCGTGTCTTTCGCCATATGACCTCTCTCTGATTAAGGGGCGATTTCACACACAAGCCTACCAGAGAAAAAACGTTTGTACAGCAAAATACCCGCGATTTTGGTCGCGGGTATTTGCCTGTTAATAAGGGTCTATCTTGCAATGGTGATAGCAAGATGTGTGGACTTCAGTGAATTTTGATTTCCTTTTCCTTCTTCTCCTCAGGAACAATTCGCTCAAGGTCAATGGTCAATAGTCCATCAGCAATACGAGCGTCATTGACAACTACATCGTCAGCAATAGCAAACTTCTGTACAAAGTTGCGTGCTGCAATGCCTTTATAGGCGTAATCCGCGTAGTCTTCTCCGCGGTTGCCTTCAACAGTAATGATGTTTTCTTTATAGGTAATCCTAACATCATTCTTAGTAAAGCCCGCAATAGCCAGTTCAATCTGGGCTTTGTCATTAGGTAGGTGTTTAATGTTATACGGTGGGTACGAGCTTTTGATACGAACATCTTCTAGTTCCTTGAACAGGTCTAGATGACGGTCAAACCCAACAGTCCATGGCGCTAGCATATTCTGCAGTGCAGAAAATGGGTCTTGTACAGCAGGTTTTACTGATGGAAATTGTTGGATTGTTTTTGGCTTATCCCATGGTTCGTGAGGTGAACCTTTTGGGTAGCCGCCATTAATTGGAAATGTAGCCATAATATATCTCCTTAGACGATATAACTTTTTGTGACCCTCCGAATGAGCGGTCAGCAATAGTATACAACAATCTAAATTAGAATATATTCCCGTAACCTTAGAAAAGGTACATTTAGAAATGCCAAAGCCCCTCCTAGCGAGGGGCTTTGCGCTATTCAGTTGTTAATTGTGGTCGGCTTTACCATCAGAGAAGTTAGGCGCGACACGATTTACTGCTGCAGCAATTATACGCCCATTAGCCTGAGTTGCGCTAGCCTCTGGTGCTACAGACCTCTGGAACTTAACGCGAACACCGTAACGAGCACCGCCAGTGGCAGATACGTTGGTGCGAGATGGCTTTGCCTGACGATATGGGTCAGTGCCACCCTTTGCGTTTCCAGTCTTCTTCATGAGCTTGCCCTTAAGTGGGGCAGCTACTTTTGCTGGTTTTGCACCCGTAGCATTGCTCGCATCACTAGATGTCGGAGCTAATGGCTTCGAGTTCTTAGTTGAATCTTTCATTTATATTCCTTTGGCCGAAGGTATAAACAGAGTAGGGTATTTATTGGGGAAATACAGGGTTAACGTGCACTGACATCAAAGACGATGGCTGATATCTGGCCGTCATGGCTCTCAATGCTGGTAAACCCTGGAATACAGATTAAATCCATACCTCTTGGGGCGGTATACCCACGGGCAATGGCAATGGCTTTTACAGCCTGGTTGATAGCTCCAGCCCCCACAGCGCGAATCTTGCAGGCGCGGGTCTCATAGATGCTATGAGCAATGGCTGATGCTACGGCTTGTGGGTTAGACCCAGCGCTTACACGCAGGACCTGGTCATCTTTCAGTTCTTCTGACATTTGATACTCCTATTAGTGGTACTTATTACGGAGTAATCATTATCTATTTTAATTTAAAATATCGCTGGCTAAAACCTCTTCAACCTTTTTAGCAAGGTTGGCCTTATCCAATCCAATATGGCAGGGATGACAGCGTGCAATATAGTGGTCATAATGCATGCAATATGGGTTTTTTCCAGCTCCTGGGCGGTTTTTATTAGCGGTTCCTAAAAGGACCTCATCGCACTCGCCTATCCAAGACCAGTCAATAGCTGGTTCCCCACAGTCGTAACAGGGGCTGTTTGAGGCTAGTCCTTTATCTCTCTTTAACCTGCTGTGCATTCCAAAGTAACTAACAACCTCTTTTTTAGGCCTACCAAAACCAGGACTGCGTAGGTCTCGTGGTCTTTCATACATCCACCAATGTTGGTAGTGGGTTGAGCACATCTGCCGTGCTTTTGCTTTTTTATCGCAATTTTCAATTGAACAATTCATGGTCTGTCTAGCGGCGTTGGGGCCTTAGCATAGGTCCCGCAAATACTGCACTCCATATCTAATAGGTATTGGGATATTTCATAATCTTGAAAACTAGCTTTAATGTTCCAAAGACTGGATTCACATACGGGACACTCATGTAGGACTTGGTTTTCATAATCCATAGACCCCGTATAGTCGGGTTTTAAAGCTCTAATGCTCTGTGTCATGCCTGCAGTTTATAAAGTCGTTTGCTAAATGGCAGGCTATATCCATATAAATTGAAGCGGTTGTAAAAAGGTCTACAGGATGGTGAAGGTCATCAGCCCCTTTAAATCCCCAGTTACCCTTTAGGTATTCTTTTAAGCCTGGGGTTAACCTATCGATAAAATCATCGATAGTCATCCATCCATCTTGGATTAAATCTTTATCCTTGTGGTTCTTCATGGGCAAGACCGTGCTCCTTTTTAAAATCGTACAGAGCGTTTAAAAACTTCTCCTTCTCTTGTTCTAAAAGAGCTACCTCATCCTCAGATAGCTTATCTTTATTTTCTTCGTAAAGCTCTACGCCACGTTTAAACTGCATTTCTAATAGTTTTAACTGCTGTAGTCTGCGTTGTTTAATAAAAGCATCTTTCTCTGCTTGACGTTGCGCTATCTTTTCTTGTCGTTTACTCACCTTTAGCTCCTATCACTCTAAGTCCTTCCATAATTCCACCGCAGAAAACGCAATCCTGCTCTTCCCAGCCACTTTGTACGGCGTACCCATAGCAACGGGCGTCGCATTTAGTACAGAACAGTGCATACTGTCCAGGCTCTATTCCAAGTTTTCCTTCGCCCATGCCGACCACTCCTCCCACAGCTCTATTACTTCAAGGCTTTCATAACTTTGCTCTTCTAGATGTTCGGCAAAATCATCGTCTACAACAATTACAGGCAAACCGTTATATAGCATTCCTGTTTCTTTATCTTTAGCAAGTAGTTCTAGGTAGCTAGTCATTGTCCTCAAATTTCTCGATATTTAGGGTCTTGTACCTGTTGGTATACCGCTTTTTCATAAGCTAGCTTACCATCCCCTGAGCATAACCTGGCAAGACCATAAGCATCAGCAGCATTGTCATCTGTAAATGTCTGTCCCCACTTTTTGTAGGTATGTAGAAGTATTAAATTCTTTTGACCAGTACCCGCGCCTGTTACATATTTTTTTAGGGTATTAGGGGGAATTATCAATGGGTATATATCGTGCCTTGCTAAGGCCATCTTTGTTATGCCGCCAAGCTCGCCTAGATGAAACACCTTGCCTTTAGCTCCCATGGCGTAACCTTCCATGGCTGCGTCAATAACGTTTTTATGCCCCATCCATTCATATACAAAATCTTCAATATCCATGAGGCGACGGATACCGCGGTTATCTGATTTAAATACTTCTATGTAGTACTTTTCTTGGTAATACGCACATATAGCAAATCCACTATAGGACTGGTCAATGCCCATGTAAAACGGGCTACTGCCAGCGAGGTCAAGGCCTCCTTCAATTTTTTTAAGGGGCATATCTATTAAACCCAGTGACACGACTACTAGATGTACGGCGAGTTAGTTCTCGGCTGGTCAATGAGTAATAGCGTTCAATGTTATCTAGGATAGTACGAATCATCTTGTGATAGGCGCGGGCATAGGCATACGCATCAGCCAGCTCACGCACTGCAGGCTCATTCTCAACCTGGGCACGTAATAACGTGGCTTTCTCTGATGCTTTGCCAGTGGTCTTAGACAGTAGTCCAGAACCAACCGCATCGTTGTATAGGGTTTCGGACTCTAACTCTGCCAGTTCAGCACAGGCTGCCTGGGTGCGTAGAAAGTTCATGTTTTCAATGTACTTGCTAGCCATACTCATTAACTCTGTGTCATCCACTAAAGTAATGTCGTTTGGAAAGTCTGGTAGTTCTAGGTTAAGGGAGCGTTTTAATGGCAACCCTTGTTCTTCTAATTGCCTTAGTACCTGTGCGCTTATTCCTGTGGCCACTAGTTCAGTCATTGTATCCTCCGCATCGTTCGCAATTACCCCAACCATCAATGTTGCACGGTGGTGGTGTTTGATTTTTTACCGCTTCTACAATTTTAGCAGCAGCCTCAAACAAAGGCGCAACTGAGAAATCACTCTTAGGTATTACAAACTCTTTGGGTTCCTGTGATGCTTTGTTTTCATAAATAAGAACAGCCTCTTGCGGTACAACATCAAGATTTAAAAGTTCAGCAAGCTTCATATATATCTGTACTTGATTAATATGGGACTCAAATGGAGCTTTGATGGCAGCAAACGCCTTATCTAAATCACCGTTATGCTCCATAAATAAAGATGGGTCTTCCCAACGAATAGTGCCTGCACCAATTGATTTAATCTCCAACATCAATGGCTCACCTAGGTTTACTAATATGCCATCAGAATGACCATAGATACGAAGTGGCTCGTAAAATAGCGGAACCTCTCTATACTCTAACGGTCCATCATGGCAATCAGAACCGCCAAAAAACATCTCACCGCACTCTATGCAGTACCACTTACCGTATAGCGTTCCCATATCTTGAAACCATCGTTGCCACTTAGCGTGAATAGCATGGCCTTCAGCAAATACCGATGCTGTACGTAGAGTCATAGAACGGTTGGCTACAGGAGCCTTACCCATCAAATGGTAATAAGAAGCTCTGTGGCACCACTCTTTTTTAACCATATCTGACGGATGCAGTACATCGGTACGACGGCTTAAATCTCGTGGCTTTGCAATTAGATGGCGCTCAAGTGAGCCTAATACACGTGTTTTCTTTCTAGACACGTCTACAAATGCTTTCAGTGCCCCTGTTACCTGTTGTGGCTTTTGTGCTTTCATGTCTAGACCTTATCATCAAATAGGTGCTCCTTTAAAGTCTTGCCTTCTTTTTTTAATTTACGCTTTAACGCGTTACGTTCTCGATGGCTAAGACCACCCCAGATACCATGCTGTTCATCCATCTGGTCTGAGTACAACAAGCACTGCTTGCGTACTGGGCATTCTGGCAGGCCGTCACGGCCAAAGCAGACACCCTTAGATATTGTTGCTACTTTTCTATATTTAGTTTTATCACGTGGTGGAAACCAAAGTTCGGTGTCCATGCCGCGGCATTTGGCGTTATGTCGCCAACCCTCTACGTGACCTGCGTCGTCGTACAATTATGCTCCTGAAGGTTCTGGCGCATTTCCAGAAAATCATCTTCAGTTAGCAATATGTAATTGTTATTGTTAAGACTGAAACCGAGGACGGGTGTCCGACTATCAACGATGGCTTCGTTAACAATCTTTTCTAGTACTGCTGCCTTGACAGTTACCTGAGTTTTGCCAGTCCACTTGTGTTCTATTAACAAGTCCTTAGACCTAACATCACCCTTACGACTCCAAAACGCGCCACTGGCAGCATTACGCTTACCACCAACAAGCTTTGCTAGTCGAGCCTCGTGCTTCTGAGATTCCTTTTGGCCTTTACTCCTCATCAGCTACGAACTTTGAACCTGCCCGTAGGGCATCTAGTACGTCGCGCTCAAGGGTTTCCTTAAGGTCAATCTCTTCCCGTATGGCTCCAAGCATACCATCTTGGCCCATCCACTTTCTATCGCCATAGTTGTAGTAGGCGCCTGTGCGCTTAATGACCTTATTAAGGATACCCATGGCCATAATCTCTTTAGCAAAATCCACCTCGCCAGCAGGGATAAGACCGCCATCAGCAAAGTAGAAGTCAAAGGTAGCCACCTGAGAGGGGGCTGCTGACTTGTTCTTTAATACTCGAACCTTAATTGACTGGCCTACACGACGCTTTTCTTGCCCAGCTCCTACCTCAATCCACTCATCACGACGCACTTCACAACGGGTAAAGAAGGCATAGTCCTTGCCTAATCCACCTGGGGTGGTACGTGGGTCTCCGTACATGACGCCAATCTTTGAACGCCACTGGTTAATAATGATGCCAATAAATGGGCGCTCTACCTCTACTAGGGAGCGCTTAGACGCCTTGCCAACCTTGCGGAAGAACTTGTTAGTAAGGAGGGCACCGCGACCTACAGTAGATTCCTCCATCTCCTTATCGTCCTCTGCTGTAGGGACCAAGGCAGGTAGCGAATCAACAACAATACAATCCACCGCTCTACTTTCTGTAAGTTTGACAACGGCTTCATACGCTTCCTCCATGATGTTAGTTGAAACTACATACACACGTGAGGTATCAACGCCACACATCTTGGCGTAACTATCTACCCATTGTTCAGCGGCTACCCACACAGTTGTAAACTCTGGGTCACGCTTTTGATTAGCTGCTACAGTCTTAAGTGCAATAGCGGTCTTTCCATTACTGGCTTCACCAATAAGTTCATGCCACTGGTTTGCAGGCCAGCCACCACCTAGTGCAACGTCTAACGCCAATGAACCCGATGTAAATCGAGCAGGCTGTTCAATAATTTCTGAACCTAATACAATGGTTCCTTCGCCATACTTTTTGTTAATTCCTGTAATTGTTTTAATTAACTCTGCATTTTTCATTATTCAATCTTTCCTATAATAGTTGTTGGATTCCATCCGCCATTTGCCACTTGTCTTGCTGGCTGTGGTGCGCCTGCCGTTTGTTGTCCTGAGACAATGCCACGACCCATACCACTGCCTGATTGTACTATTGGGTACCCACAGTCATAACATCTCTTACGAGACTCAGGTGTTGCGCCACCATAGTTGTTACTACCACAACCTGGGCAACGCTCTGCTTGTGGTGTTCTTTGTTGACTAGGTGGATATTGGGGTTGCTGTGGCTGTACATAGGTTGCTGGCTGGGGAGCAACATACGGAGGCTGTGCTGGCTGCTGTGGAGCAGACTGTCCAGCAAGTTTATTTGCCCACCATGATTGATTACTCATCGTCATCCTCTTTCGTATCGGTTAATTCTATCTCACCGTGACTGATAAGGCCTATCTCCATAGCAGCAGAAAAAGCACTCATCAAACTGGTCATAGCAATAACCTTGTACATGGTGCCCATAGTGGTGGTTTCACGTTTAATCTCTTCTATGTTCTCTGGTTCTTTTTCACTTATCTCTGCCACCTGTATACCAGTTATGGCGTTAGCAACAATGTCAGCCATTAACTCCATAAAGGGAACTAGGTAAGAAATCTCTTCCATGCGAATATCGCTGTCTTCTTCTTGTTTCTCCTGACCTTCTTCACTATCAGGATTTATACCAAGAATACTAGCCATCTCATTAGGGTCGCTTAGACCCGTGTCATAAATAAACCACCTGGCTATATCTGTTACAGGTATGTCTTTTCTTATGATTTCAAAATCTAAATCTATCTTTTTCTTTTTACGATTAAACCAATTCACTTTGCCTCACCCCATCGCTGCACAACCGTGACGTCGGCAATAAGAGGGACATCTAACACGTTGATACCTTCCATAGATTCTCTGATTGCCTCTCTAGTCTCTTCGACCAAACTATCTGGGGTTATAGTTACTAATTCATCGTGGACGGTAAGAAGGAGGCTGGCCTCGTTAGGTACCATCTTATGAGCCCTAATCATAGCAAGCTTCATGATGTCTGCGGCAGACCCCTGGATACGGGTATTGAACGCCTGACGCTCAGCGCCCGCACGCTCACCTATATTCCTGCTGTTTATCTCTGGTAGGTAACGTTTACGACCAAATATGGTGGATACGTAACCAACCTTACGGGTAACCCCTACAACCTTGGCTCTGTAGGCACTTACGTTCTGGAACTTATCGCCAAAGTCTTGTAGTAGTTTCTTTGCCTCATTTACAGTGCAGCCAATAGAACGAGCAATCTTATCTGGTCCTACACCATAGGCCATGGAAAGAACAAGAACCTTACCTGCCTGACGGTTAACGCCCATAACATCTCCTACAGTTGTATAGATGTCGCCACCCTCTTTGTAGTTCTTCATCATGATGGGGTCCATAGACATGGACGCAATGATGCGGGGCTCAATCTGTGAGTAGTCTGCTACAACTAGTTTGTAACCTTCTGGGGCATAGAACAGGTTTCTAATAGCTTTGCCATGGGCTGTGGCTGGGTTGGGAACATTCTGCAAGTTGGGGTTACGACTAGAGAAACGACCAGTCTCTGCACCGTGCTGAATGAAGTCAGCATGAATACGGCCATCAACAAGTAGGCTTTCCCTATACTCTGTTTTAGATTTACCGCCCGTAGTCTTAGTAACCTCGCCACCAAGATACGGAATAACGTAGGTACTCAACAACTTATTTAAATCTGCATACTCTAATAAAGCCTTAACTAGGGGGTCGGACTCTCTGTAAGGTTCTAACGCCTCTGCGGAAACAGAGAAGTCATCAGTTGTTAAAGCAAGTCCTTCTGCTTCTTTTTTATTGCCTTTACCAGTTAGAAGTTTTGGCTTTAGACCACGTCCTTCTGGAACTGGTAGGTATAGCAACTGTTGCTTTTCTCTATTGGAATTAATATTAAACACAGTACCTGCAGCACTATAAATCTCACCGCGAGCGCGTTCAATGTCTTCTTCTAGTTGAACATGCAGGCTAGACAAAGCATCTTGGTCAATAGGTGCTCCAGCAAGTTTCATAGAGCATAAAACTCGTAATACGTCCATCTCCAAATCCATGATGTTGGAAACCCCAGCATCTTCAAGCTTTTGCTTTACTACCTTCCAGAGCATAAAGGTGTACTTAGCATCTAAATAGGCGTATTTAGCAACCACGCTGAAGGGGTGAATCTCCACCTGAGCGCCTACGCCCTTCTCCATCTCATACCCAAGTTCGCGCTTCAAGCAATCATCAAGACCGCATTTGTTTTTATTACGGTTGTCATAAACAAAAGAGCCAACCATGGTGTCAAAGTAAGGGCCGTTAGGAATCTCGCCACCAAAATATTTAGCAATAGAACATAGGTCAAATACTAAGTTGTGACCTATCTTTGTAGCGTCATTGAAGAACAGGGGACGTAGAGCAGCAAACACCTCTGCTGGGTATAGCTGAGCAGGTGGCTCTGTAAAAACATGTGTGTGAAGCTTTTTATTTTTAGAATAATCATCATCAGTTATAGTTAGGCCTTTTTCAGCACGCTTTGCGCCCTGACCAGTAAGCGGCTTTATAACTTCAGCCAGTTCTCCATTTGGATGGCCTAAAGGGATTACATCTCCTCTACCGTATGTAGACAAGCTAATCCACATAATTTCATTTACAACAGGAACGCCTCGACGTTCGCCAACGGTTTCAGTATCAAAGGCAAAAGCATCTTGTTTTAGATAGTACGCAACCATTTCATCTAGTTGCTCACGCGTAGTTATTATGTTCATATCATCCTAAAAAAAGTATAGGCTGGGGACAGAGCACGTTCTACCCCCAGCCTAACACTATTGATTAAAGAAGGGAATTAGCGATTTCTTCTAGCTCTTCCCATGTGTGTTCCTTAATAACGGAACGTGTGTAAGGCTCAATCTTTGCCACTTCTGCTTCTGTCTTATCAGGGTCAATACCCCAATCCTCCATAAGGTCACGTGACTTGATTGCTTGTAGGTGATAAACAGTCTGCTGCATCTTTCCAGTACGGCTGATTGCCCAATAGTTCTTGGTCAATGGACCCTGTGGTGAGAACTCTGCTGAGTGCAAGGTCTTATAAAGACGTGGGCTTGCAATTAGCATTTGGCGCTGAACACCAGATGGAGTAATAACTGCGATGGTAAAGGCACGCTTATCTTCAGGCTTGCTTCCAAGCTTGGTGCACAATGGGTCGTTAGGTCCGAGTGAGACGTAAGACTTTTTGCCAACAGTCTTCTGTTGTAGGAAGTGCTGCTTGTAGATAGCGAAAGGACCATTTTGGTCGATGAATTTAACTACAGTGAACTCTCCGTCGTTAAATTTAAACTCAGTTGGGTAGTCACCTGATGCGGTTGTCAGCTGTTCTGCTGCTGCCCAACCTGATTGAACTGCATTGCTTGATGGTACTGCTGGACGGTCATCAACACTTGTGGTTGCAAACGCGTCGGTTGTAGTCATGTACTCTTCGGTACGGTCGACTGCCATAGATTTTTCTCCTAGTTTCTGTTGTTTCATCTATTAAGCTCGGCACTCTTTATAGAGTCCCAAGCCTCAGCTATTGCGTTAGTCAATTGCTGGTTAGGCCATTGTATCCTAGTTTTATCTAGAAGTCCAGCCTTTCCAAACAACTCTACCGCCTTTTCAATCTGAGCCCGCGAGTATAACCTGCGGCCTCTTTGTGTTTCGCCGTTCTTTGTTTCTTTATCAGCCAAACGATATGGCGCCTGTGGGATATAGCCTTCTTTAATCCAGTAACGGATTGTTACAAGGGGTCTACCCAAAGCCTGCGCTAATGCGCCTACCTGATAAAACTCGTGTAGTTCTCCTGATGGTAGTTTCCTGAATACAGCAGTAGTAGTCCAGTCAGAACCATCTTTATTTATTCTTTTATTTTTTTCTTTTGTCTCACGACGTTTCTTTTTGCTGCCTGGATAGTATGTATCCAAGTCAGAAAACATCGCATCAATTTCATCTGACATATTACTTCCCAACGATAAACGCGTAACTCACCTTTGCTGGGAACATGGTATCAATATCTTCTTCAGATAGATGACCGTTATAAAAAGCAGCCATAATCGCTGCCTCATCTAATGTTGGAACCATTTTAATGCAGGTCTCACGGATACCTTTTTTGGTAAGAATGATTTCTGCTGCACTGATATCAAGACTCTTTGACACACGCTTTTGTTTCATGATTTGTTCGTTCTCATCTACAGATAGAACGATGTGTCCTTTTTCATCCTCTGTACCAAACTGTTCAATGTTATCTGTCAGACGCTTTTTAATATCTGACTGACGTTTGGTTAGAAGGTCGACGTTATCTTTCAACGCCTTGAATTGGCGGATGTCTTCTTTGATTGCTTCAATGTCCATAAGTTTCCTAACGTTTAGCTTGTTAGGCAGAACTTAATGGATGACTATGACAGTGTCAAGTTACTTACTGACGATGCGTGCTGCTTCTTTTGCGGTGTAGCTGCGATAGCCAGTCTTCTTCTTGTTCATGCTGCCTGGCTTCTTAAACCCAGTGCCCTTAGGCATGTTGTCCTGTCGCCACTTTAGGGCGGCGGCTATCTTATCTTGGTGTTTCCCCATTTTATTTATCTTCTTTAATATAGTTTTGAAGAGCGCGGATAATAACGCTGGTAACCGTAACCTTCTCAGCTGCAGCTTTTCGTTGCACAGCCGTCCAAAGGTTATCGGACACACGAATAGTACGTGTGGGGGTCTTAGGCGAGTTAGGCATTCTTATAGTGTAAGGGCACCCAACGATAAATGTTGGGTGTACTGGCTCCCCCCCATGGATTCGAACCACAACTGGCGCATCCAGAGTGCGCTGTCCTACCGTTAGACGAGAGGGGAATGGAGCGGTTGACGGGGCTCAAACCCGCGACCTGTACCTTGGCAAGGTACCGCTCTATCAACTGAGCTACAACCGCAAGCGGCTAGTAAGTCTACGAGCAGACTAACCTACCAGCCATGATACATGAGGATTTACACAAGCTCGTTGTCCTCCAGCTGTCCTCGTCAGGAGTCGGTCTTACCGCAACGCAGCCTTAGTACCAAAAATGTCAGGTCGGTTTAAACCACGCCGTAAGGATTAACCGAGTCCCCTGACGAGACCGTCTAAGCGGCTCTAGAAACCCTTAGATACTTGCGTAAACTTCCAACCAATGAGAAGCCATACAAAGTGTTACTCTGCTGCCCCACCTGGACTCGAACCAGGGACACTCGCATTAACAGTGCGATGCTCTGCCAACTGAGCTATAGGGCACTAAACGTTGCCGTTAGTCAGGTAGGACCTGAGGCTATCGACCGTCATGGAAAGTTTATCACCGTCTTCTATGCCATTGCCATCTATGATGGCGTTAGCCACAGAGGACTTCTGTTGAAGCATATCGTGCTGGCGTTCTTCAATAGAGCCAGCCATAATTAAATCTTGAATTACGATTGAGGGCCAAGTTGATGATGCTCTTTGTATGCGGCCATTCCTTTGCGTTGCACTGCCCGAAGACCAAGGGAGGTCGTAATTGATAAGGAGATTAGCAGCAGGAAGGTCCACACCGTAGCCCCCAGCGTCAGAACTAACCAGTACGCGTACAGCGGGATTAGTATTGAAGTCAGTTTTGTTAGATTCTTTAGTACGAGCATCCATCCTCCCAGAGTATTGGCGACAGATATCTGCCCCAAGTGCATCGGTAATCTTGTCTAGCATGTCAACGTAGGTAGCAAATATAACAACCTTATTCTCTTCGCTTTGTTCTAGAAACTCTTGAACATACCTAACTAGGTAATCTAATTTAGGTGAATCCTTGCAGCTATCTAAAACCCCATTATCGACAAGCTCAGCTATATATGCGGAACCCTCTCCGCCCATTTGTTTAAATTTAGTAGCGCTGCTGCGTAACAAGTCTGGATGAGAGCAGAGCATCTTAAGTGCTCCAATCTTAGACATAATCTTTCCACGCATCTCATCCTCTGGGCCACCACGTCGAGATTCCATGCCGTAGTGAGCCATGATGTTAAAGTTAGAACCAAATAAATCCTGTGCCTCATCTAAGTCTGCAAGCAAGTCTTGAGCTATCTTGGTATAAACCTTTGATGATGCTCTATCAAATATGACAGTAATTGGGTCTTTGTGAATTGTGTCAGGCAAGAAAGGTGCAACATCTGGGTCTTTTTGTGCCTTACGCACAGAAGCTTCCTTCATCTTATTGTGAAGGGTAGACAAGTTGCGGTAATACTGGGGTGCGCCCCAAGAGTTTCTTACAATGAAAGCCGCGTCAAAGATATCAAACCTACCAAGTACGCTGGCGTCAACGAATTGCATAATGCTATACAACTCTTCTGGACGACCATTCTCAATAGGGGTACCCGTGAGTGCAAACCTATATGGTGTGTTGATAAGTTTTTTGACGGCTTTGGAACGCTTTGATTTAAATGACTTGATGGCTGTGGCCTCGTCAAGGACGACAAATCCTCTTGGTAAGTCTTTGACGGTATCCCAGTCGTTAACAACTTGCTCATAATTAAGGATGATGTAATCAACCCCTGTATTACGCCAGTCTTTCGCAAGGTCGTACTGCTCTGCTCTTTTCTTTGGCGTTCCGTCAACGACCAAAGCACGTGAAGTACCATCTGTAAATTTCTCTATCTGATTAGCCCACTGATATTTCAATGAGGATAGACAAATTATAAGACCTGGTTCTTTTACTTTCCGCTCATCCATCAAACGTTCTATAGCCGCAATGGTAAGGACGGTCTTACCTAGTCCGAGGTCATACGCCACTAGAACCTTGCCACGTTCGCACATCTTGTCGACCGCTTCAGGTTGATAGGGGAGTAGAGTTCCTTTAAACATATGCCTGCATTCTAGTAACAATCAATAGCTCTAAGTCTTTAAGGCTGCTAGCGTTGACGATGATATGGTCAAAAGGGTAGTCGTCCATCTGAGTCTCTGATACATGGCCGTTAACAGCAGTTACCCCTGGGCGTTCAACTCTCCACACCTGACCACCAGGCAACTCCCAGATAGCTGTGGCTTCATTTTTAAACCTAACATCAGTGATAACCCACTTGCCGTATACATCTGTTTTATTTATTGCTTGTTTAATCCAGAAGTCTTCTCCAAAAACCTTACGGGCAGATACCCCAACAGCTTGTAGGGTGTGGCGAACCTGTGGGTTTTTCTTTGCAGCCTCCCACCCATCACGGTCTACCACATTGCGTAAAAAGATAGGTTCGTTTGCAACATGGCCAACAATAGGATTGAAGTCATAGCAGAACTCCCTAATGGGGTCAGCAAAGGCTACGCGTTGAAAGCCAAATCTACGTACAAGAATCTCTGCAACAGTGTCTTTGCCAGACTGTGCGTATCCCGATAATCCGATAATCATTCATGCTCCTCTGGACAACACTCTTTACATGCTCTAATTAATGTAGCAGAACCTCGTAGGGCTTCCCAATGGTCTGCAGTTGGTTTGTCGCAAAAAGAACAATACTTAGCTCTTTCTTTATTCTCTGCAGAAACCTTCTCTAGGTAATCGCGGAGAGGACCAGCTGCCATCCACCTTGTTGTGCCGCTCATGGTTGGTACCCTATTAGATGTTTAGCAAATTGCAAACCCCATTCTATTTCTTTTCTTGACATACCACCAACATCCTTTTGGTCGGTACTGTCGTAGTTAAAGAACCAACAAGGTAGCCCAATATCTAAAGCCATATCTTTAATAGCGTTAGTACAAGACTTGCCAGCGTCATCATTATCTAAAGCAAATATAGGTCGCGTAGCTCCGCGAATAAGACTCCATTGCGTTCCTGATATAGCGCAGCCATAGGTAGCAACCGCCCCCTCTACACCAACGGAGGCTAGCCTTACTACATCTAGTGGTGACTCAACAACAATCATGTCACCGCCCCTGTAGTGCTCATAACCAAAAAGGGCTTCGCTCTTCTTTACACCTGTTGAATTTCTAAAGAACCTGGTCTTGTGACCTTTTTCTTGCCAGCCAAGAAGCTTTCCTGACATAGGGTCACGTATTGGGATAATCCAATTACCCTGTAAAGCGTTCCACTTTATGCCGTACTTATCAACTAAGTTTGGAAGCAGTCCTCGGCTTTTACATACATCTTCAGGTACAGATTTAAACGCCAAAAGCATGGACTCATGGATAGGAACCATTTCTTCTTGCTCTGGCTTATCGCCTCTTACTAACTGTTTGATTCTTGCAGTTAAACGAGAAACTGTTCTATCAATATCATCAATCTCTATATCACCAGCACCAAGGTAGTTAACTAAAGTTTTTAAACCACCCTTCCAATCACAAGAGAAGCAGATAAATAAACCGCTATCTCCGTTAATCCAAAAAGAAGGGTTGTTATCTTCTTTACCAGTTCGCTCTTTGTGAGCGGGGCAGTGCAGTTGAATTTCATTGCCGCGAATAGATACTACCTTTAATCCTAAGGTTTCTAGTGTGTCTTCTACATTAGAGGTCATTGATGTCTATCTCCCTAAACGTACCTGTATCCCACGCCCAGATAAGCGATATCTCCATGCGACCAGAGTTACGGCTTTCAAGAACCTTTAGTACACGGGTGTCGTCTACGTTCTCGTCTTCTCTTTGTAAACCAAATACCACGTCAGCATCTTGTACGAAAGAAGATGAGTAACCAATAGAGTCTGCAGTAACCTGACCCTTACGCATCTTCCAGTTAAGAACCTGGGTAGTAATAATTACTGGAACCTTAAACTTTTGTGCCATGCGCTTAAGCGAACGGGTGATGTTAGTGATGGCCTGTGGAGTGTTGGCTTCTCCAGTCTGCTCATCAATCATCAAGTAAACACCATCGATAAACACAATCTCTGGGTGAAGAACCTGTATCTTGCTAGCAATACCTGAAACCGTGGAGCCATTAGCAGAGTCAACCAACCAGAAAGGCTTACGCATTTGCTCCATAGAATTTAACTTTGCCTGATAACGAGACTCTTCTTCAGCATCCAAAACACCGTTAATTAATCTGGTATGAGATATACGTGCACGCATAGCATCGTAACGAGTTTGCTGTTCGTGGTTACTCATCTCAAAAGATTGGAACATAACTGATTTATCTTGTAGGTGAACGTTCTGTGCAAACTGCAAAGCAAGAGTTGATTTACCAGTCTTGGGAGGCGCTACGACAACAATTAACTGACCAGGCTGTAGTCCTCCAGTAACCTTATCTACACTAGGAAACCCTGTTCCAGTGCCAAGAAGTCCTGGATTGTTCTTACGCCATAGATACTCTTCCCAACGTTTCTTTGGGTCTTCTATGAGGTTCATATCGCTGGTTTTGCTTAGCCCGTCTTCCTCTAGGCTAATAATTCCAGCTTGGAAAATACGTAATGCTTCTTCGTGGTCACGGCTTTTATCTAGTGCAATAGCCGCTGCCTCTATCATCTTTATTACAGAGGCTGCTCTACGTGAGGCTACGACGTTATCTACTAGATAATCGATATTGTCCTGTGATTCATACTGCTTCCATGTAGGGAAGTTTTGATTGATTACCTCAAGGCTGGGGCACTCTGCGTACTTTGCAAAGTGTTCACGAACAAATACCCAAACACGTCGGACTTCGCTATCGACAAACCAACTATCTTTAATACCGCGTTCGTATAAGTATGGAAGGTCGCGGCTCTCTAATATCTTGCTTAGTAATTTATATTCGTTGTTCATTGTAAGTCAGCGAATGTCCTTCCCCAGTGTCCGTAACGTAGGAGGCGCGAGTCTACATCAACTACGCCAACTACTTCTGGTCTATAGGGAAGTTCGCTGAGCAAGTGTTTGTCCGATTCATACGCCGTGTAGTATCTAAATGGGTTAGTGCCCATATTGTCAAGCATGTCCATAACCTCTTGTAAATCCTCATCCCGTAGGTCAAAGGAAACAAGTTCTAGGGTAAAGCCAGCTCTGGTTGTAAAAACGTAAAGGTACGACAAAGCGTCGCGTCTAAACTTCTTTTCTATCTTTACAGTCGGGATGATTAATAGTTTCTTTTTTATATTAATCTCCACGTCCATAATAATGTCGGTGGTAACTAGTATCCTTTTGGGGAGTTCGTTACTGATATCCCCATGCTTCATTAGAAGACTTCAATCTTACCGAACCTAATTACAAAATCTCGGAAGGCTTCTTTTGATGACCTAGCGGTTGCAATATCGTCAGCCTGAGCACGGCTAGAGAACTCTAGCGGGTAGGTGTCGCCGCCGTTTGCTTTAATGCGAGCGCTGACAAACTTAACATGCTTACAGGTGCTACGTCCTCTGTAGCCAGGGCAGGTGCAATACAACTTGTTGTTGTCGTCTACAGACACCTCGTAGATGCCAGGACCAGGCGACTGTGTTTGGCTGAGGAACACCTGAACCAACTTTGTATCCATTATTGCACTCATTCTCGTAGGTCTCCTTTACTCGTAACCATCGGTAGATATGTAAACGCTTCCTTAGCAAAGCTTTCGGTTGCATCGCCGTAAAGACTATTCCAATCTTCAAGCATCACGTTGGTGGTCACGATGGTTGGCAGGCCCTGGTTGTATCGCGTACGCAATACATGGTGGAGAACGTTTTTCTGCCATCCACTTAGGCTGGCGTGCTCCTTACCTACATCATCAATTACTAGAACCCTGATGTTATAGGGGTCGTGCGCTTCGCCTAGAATCCCATAGTAGAGCACCTCCTCCCAGTCTGTCGGGCTATCCATCATGCGACCTTGCAGTGCTAGGACGTCATTAAATGTTATGAAATAACAAGGCCTGATTAATACGGACTCTTCCGATACATCAAAGGCCTGTAGGGGTGAATTAAGCATGATAGTCTGGATAGTTGCTGCTGCAACTGTCGACTTTCCGCGACCAGGTAGCCCAGCCAACAAAAGACCTCGGCCACAATACCTGTTACCAGAGGCGCGAACTACTGAGCCTTCGTTAAAAATACTAAGCCAACCACTAATTTCAACGATGTCTTCAGGGTCTGAGTCATTGCAATCTTCAAGAGTCCAGCCAAGTTTAGATTTAGGTATGCCTGCAGCCTGTATCCATGTGCGACGTCGTACTTTTTGTTTTTCTAATACGTACATTACTTCCCACCGCTCCTTAAATATTCTTCACGTTCCGCACGTGCTTTGGCTCTTGCTGCGGATACTACATCTAAGTCCTCAGGTTTCATAGCACGTCGTACTTCATCAATCTTAGTAGGCGCATAATTTAAGAAGGTCCAGAACAACTGTTCAGGGTTATATAACTTACGGTGTTCAAACTTGTAACTAGCAATAAACATGTCCAACAGACGCTTATCTAGCTCGCCGTTAGTGTCGTTGTCTACACGGAACTGATACATAGCTTTTACCAACCTAGGGCGTTGAGTCAGAGCAACCTGCTCTACCTGCCATAGGGTCTTGCACTGTTCCGCAAAATAATTAATGATGTCGGTAGGAGTCCAACGGTCTACAGTCTTCTTAGCCCTGGCAATCTGGCGCTTCTTAAAATGCTCCTGCGACTGCTCCTGGCGTTCGCGCTTCTTGCGCTCAGCCTCCTTCTTTAGTTCCTGCTCTAGGTCATCTGGGTCTATTGGCATTGAGCCTAAACTCATGGCTTCTCCTTCTGTTGTTTCTTCTTTCCGTGCGTGAAAATTCATTTTCACGCCTTGGTTAACTGAATTAGCATATAAACCATACTGCTCTGTGCTATATGGAATATCTGCTATATAGGTATCAGCTATATTGCTATTCTGTGATATGGAGATGTAGGTTTCACCGTTCGGGAAAACCTGCAACGGTGACCCAGTACTCCAGTCAAAAGCATAGGCCTTACCCTGGGTGGTCAGCTCTAGGGTATGCCAAAAGGTTCCCTTGGCGGTCTTACCGCTAGAACGGGCTACAAGGCCAATAGAGACCAGTTCAGTGATGGCTGACTCAGTCTCATACCTACCCCAGCCATTGGCCTCCATAAGGCCCTGTACGCCCCTTGGAGCCCCATATCTGGCTATGGTCAGGAATACACCTAGGGTCTTAGGGCTTAGGCTCATTCTGGGCTTTCCACTCGGCTATGAAGGCGCGAGCAAAGACACGGGCTATTGCTTCGACTCCCGCGTAGATATCTTCAAAATCTTCGGCTTCTTCTTCGTCGTCTTCGTACTCTTCTTCGTCGTCTTCTTCCTCACCGACTTCTTCTTCCTCCTCATCGTCGTCTTCCTCGCTTTCTGAGACCATCTCTGCCTCTGGAAACTTAATCTGTTCGGGTTCTGCAATTGATGCTGATGGGGTGATTTCTGATAGTCCGTTGAGTAGGTCGTAGCATTTGATGCCCGCTGTTGTACAAGCCGCTAGGGTAGCCAGTGATGAGTCGTCACCGTCATCCCACAATAAGAAAGCTGTTGTATCGGAGCCTGCCACTATCTCTACAGATTTTTTAATTGGGTCTGCATCGTAGACAATAGATGCCGCTGGCATGTTCGCAACATCTGCGTCTTCCTTAGCAATTAAAACAATCTCTTTGTTTTTATCCCTAGCAAACTGTGCAACAAAAACCTGTGACGGTGTTGCTTGTTTATCAATAGGAATAATAAGAGTTCCACCATCGCCTTTAGCGTAGTAGTGGTCTTCCATTAATGCTTCTACGTTTTGCCTACTGGTAGAGCCTTTGCCTGCTACCAAAACATAGTACTTGTTCATAGGACCTCCTTAGGTCCCTAGTACCCTACCACTAATCTCGGGCAGTGTTAATAACGGCTGGCTTGTATACGGATACCCGTTCCACTATGGCAAGTAAAGATGCTCCTAGGAACGCCCCAGCTACTGTCCATAGGACATACTGTCGGGTAGTTGAAACTTCAACTAAATATACGGCTACAGCCGAGAATATAATTGAAAGTACAGCATTAATTACGGAAATAGGTATAAAGATACTTAGTACTTCTACCAGGTTACGAACTGTAGCCAGGAAGAACCCTGTAAAGCACCCCACTAATATAAGCTCCAGCATGGGAGCATCCTACTACGTTTTTGGCTGTGCGAGGTATATAGCGTAGCTAGAGCCTGAGGTTAGCCATTCGTCCAACGCCCCTTTAGCAAGGCGGTCTGATATGGCTATATAGTTTTTATAGTAATGGCTTCGAGAGTTATTAGGTACCTGGCCTTCCCAGAACAACTCGGCGTTAGAACCAAAGCCTTGGTTGCCATCAAAGTACTGTAGGGCAAAAGGGCTGTTCTCAAATAACGCGTCGTCCACAACAATCTGGTCATTAGCCGCTCCGTTAGTCCAGATAAAGGATACGTTTGCATAAGCCGCATTTTCAGGAGCAATTGCAGAGGACGAAATTCTTTGCCATGACGTATTGCTATTTATAGTTACTAAAGGTTCAAGCGTGCTAGAGATAGCGGTCTTGGTGCTGTCATACCAGTAAATTACTGGGCGCACTGTTGGTGCAGTGGTTCCTGTAACACGTTTTACATACACACTAAATGTGTAATATGTAGATGGGTAATGGATATTTAAATAGTTAACAGACGTTGCTGCTGCTGCAACTTCTGTATTACCAGTAGCAGTTTTGTTAATAATACAAGCGCTTCCTGTTTTTGCTACAGACCCAGATGCTTGTGTAAATATTACAGATGCACTTGGGCTTACTGTGTAGTCAAAAGTAAAGTCTTGTACACCAGTTATAGTTTTTACCCCAGAGTATGGAGATGGCAAACCAGATACTAAAACTATGTCTCCAATTTTATAAGTATGAACTGTAGACAGGGTAACTGTTGCAGTCGTAGCTGACTGTTGGTACCCCTGAATAGTAAATACGTCTGCTATAGGGTCAGACTCACTAGCGCTTGCGGTTGCTGTAGCGTTGGTAAATCCCCAAGGAGCAAAGCTATTTGCGCTATTGAACGTTGGGTTTTTAATTTCATTGATTCTTGTTGCCTTCATAGTTATATGAACCTGGCGTGCTTCGTCAAAGTCGGTAACTACATTGGCTTTTTCAAATTGAGCAGCGTCAAAATAATGGCGCTCGCCGCTTGCCGCGTTTCCTACAGCCGATACAGCAATAGCTGGAGCTGCGTAATAACACTCTTGAACTCGCGCAATAGTTACAAGGAATCCAGAACCACCAGTGCTGCCAATAGATGCTTTATCAAAAGAGTAAACAGTTGTAGGGTCTGAACCCTTTCCTCCATTAACAATAACGCAGCTTTGTACAACCCCTCCACTAATAGAGATGTTGGCTCTAGGTGCTATAGAGAAAGCTTTTCCACTTACGCGAGTTAAAGGCACGTTTGTATAAGCTCCGTCCGTATATCCAGAGCCAGCAGTACCAAAGAAAGGATTAAGAGTAATAGCGCAAGGCGCTGCGGCTGTTACGGTTGCTCTTGTTGACAGAGAACCAGTTGCATTTGTAGCTGGGTTACCAGTGCTTGTAGACATAAATACGCCAAAACGGTCGTACCAGTTAATACCAGCAGTAAAACTTCTAGTAGTACTTAGAGCAGCACTGTACACACTAAATGTGTATGTATCACCAGAAGTTACTGGTATACCAAGCTGTACTGGGGAAGCGCTTCCACAGTTTATGGTTACTACCTGTGCAGTTCCAGTTGCGTTTGCTAAAGAAAGAATTCCCTTTGCTTTATTTGGATATAACGCAGGTGCTGTAGGTTCTAAATAAGGAGCTGGGTAAGGTTTAACAATTGGATACGCTTGCGTGTCAATGTTTCTTGCATTAGTTAAAGGCTGTTCTGTTGTAGTAACAGATACTTCTATGTAACTAAGAGGGTCTGTTCCTATAATTGTAATAGGGCTTTTGTTCCACCCAGGGGTTCTAAAGCCACTGATTGTAATTTTGTCACCAATCTTGTAGCCGTGTGGGCCTACAATCATGCGAAGAACATTGTTATTATTAGTTAGGAACTGAGTTACTTCTAGTGTTCCCAACTGGCTTATAGAACCTGTGCTATCTCCTGACACCCAATTTCCAATGCCTTGTTCAAAGGAAGAATCGTTGTAACTAAGCATTAAGTTATGGCTTACCTGTAACCCTTCAAGCGTTGGATTAGGGGTGCTATCAACAGGAGATGGGCAAGACCATCCAGAAAAAGCTTTAATGTATTCTCTAATTCCTTGAGTAGAACCTTTTTCTTTTGTTAGCTGAACAGAGTCTCTTACTAGGATGCGAGATTGCTGGTATCCGATTTCAGGCTCTGCAGCTATACCAATCTGATTAAGAATAAGTGGGATAGTAGTTCCCGTTACTTTTTCAAAGTTGTAACGGTCAGAGATAAGGTCAATAAGACCACGTGTTTTATCAAACGCAAAACCAAATAAAGATAAGAAAGCCCTTAGGTCTTCATTGTCGGTTGGTTCAGAAGCTATATTAGGGGTTGTAATCTTGTGGATTAAAGGCATGTATTGATACAGCAGGTCACCAGTTCCGTAGTTCTTTACAGACAGTCCTGTGGCTCGCCCAGCCAATACCCATGTAAGTTGAGTTACGTCAAGTACAAAAATTGAGTAGTAGTAGGTTTTAGTGTTCTTAGTATCAGGTAAAACGTCAGTAAATATTTGAGGGTCGTTTCGTCTTGTGGTTTCAAAAGCTAATTCACCATCAGTAAAATTAACAGGAAAACCATAAGGGCTACGTACAATCCTCATCTTAGCCCAGTTACCAATAGGGCTAACCCACTTAACAGTTATTTGAGCATAACCTGAAGACAGGGTTGTTACAGGCTCCGCATCATAGTTAAGGGGGTTATCGCTACCGTAGTAACTAAGAGGGAAGTCGGAGGAGGAGTAGTAATCAAGACCGTAACGTGCCATTAACTAATGCCTCCACTAGTTGTTAGGTCTAGGCCAATAACAGTAACAACTCCACCAGTTCTTGTTGTTTCTAGTTGAGGTAGCTCTCTCTTAGAACATAGGATGTCTTTTACAGTAACCAAAGACGCTTTACCTACAGGAGTTACTGCAGATGAGTTGACGTTGTCACTAACAAGCGCATAGGTAAAGGTATTAGTGGTTACCCCTGTTATTACAGATGTGCCATCAAATGGAGAACCAACACCCGAGATTAATACTGTTTCTCCAATCCTATAGTTGTGAGTTGCAGACGTGGTCAAGGTAGCAACGTTGCTAGTTAAAGCCTTATTGCTAATAGAAAAGACCTTGTCTTCATCTTTTCTTACCATCTTAATAAGGGTAGTTCTGCTGATACCTTCAATTTCCCCAAGGACTTTATATAGGTCAGCTGGGTAGATACTGTCATTAAACGATACGTTATCAAAAGCAAACAACTGATTTATAGCCGAAGTAATATTAGCTACTACTTGAGAGCTCTTATACTGTGAAAGAATAACGCAGTCTAATTTAATTCTTACATCTACATAGGTAGGTGGCTGTAGAGTTAGTGAAACCCCAGGTGGAATTTTATCTGTGAAATAGTCAAACACTACTTCAGAAAGGTTGTTAAATACCACAGAAGATGTGATGCCATCAGCTTGAAGGCCAGAGTCTCCGTATGGAGCTAAGAATAAAGTTACGCTACTAAATACACCAGCATCAGCAACAGCCTTTGCTACTCCTGGAACTTGGATAGCCAAAGCGGCATAGTCTGCTAACGACACTGCTCTATTAAGAGACCTTACGCTTTTAGGAGCGTTAACTCTGATTGAGTCCGTAGCTTCTGGGTCAGCTCCGCCAGAGCCTGCTCCAGAGGTCTCTCCAATATTTGGATTACCTACTGTTAAACCAGCAGTGAAGTTTGTCAATATGTATTTGATACTTCCAGCTGATACGTTTCCAATAGTACCGCCGCCAATTCTATAATATGCAAAAATCTCTGCACCATTGTTTGGAATACGTCCACTGATGTTATCTCCAAACTGTACAAACGTTTCCCCGTCACTATTAGTGATAACAGAGAACACAGGGTCATATCCTTGATAATCAATTAGGTAAGGTACTTGAGTGTACTTAACGCCAGAAACATAAATTTCAACACTGTTATTTACAACAGGGCTTTCTGGAATCTGAAAGACTTGATATGGAGACCCATCTGAGTCTCCAATCTTTCCATTATCTTCATCAACCCCATACCCTCTAGACTCTCCTTGAGTAGCGGTTACAGTTACAGAACCGTTTGTAGTACCTACCTTTGCAGGAACCGTAACTTGTGAATCTGTTTCAAAAACTACCTGTACCTGCTGTCCACTAGAGATTTGGCTGGTAGCAACCTGGGTTCTCTTTGGTACAACAATAGGGTTAGCGGTTGAGTTAGAAAAGGTGAGAATGACTGAAGCAGCTGTAGAATCAATAGGCTGATAGCCTAGCAATCTAGCTAGCTTTAATACGTTATCTCTTTGGCTTGCCGTTGTAATAAAAGACTCATTAATAGAACGGTCAATATAATAATTAAGTTGGTCGCCAATATATGTAAACAGTTCTAGCATGGTCATGCCAAAGTCTGCTGGGTCACGAGTGGTCCACTTAGGGGCAAAGTATGGAATTAGGTCAATTAACTCTTGCCTCAAGGACTCGTAGTCTCTGGAGGTATAGTCAACCTGCGGGATGTAATTAGTTGCCATTGTTATGCCTTCCTGATTAACTCGCCAGACCTGCTGAAGAATCCGCTAGTCAACTGTAATGATTGAGTCAATGTGACAAGACCCTTTCTATATTCTATCTCAACTTCAATAAGACCATTATCTGTATCTACAATTGGGTTAACATTTAATAGCTCTAAACCTGGAAGCCAGGTAGCAAAACAAGTAGCTACTGAGCTTCTAATGGTCTCGGTGCTTTCTTCTATGTTCTCAAATAAAGACCTATTTACATCACTACCAAAGTTTGGACGCATAACTCTCTCGCCAAACTTAGTCATAACAGTCAACAGTACTTGGTCTTGGATAATCTTTTTTTCATCAGTAGTGTAAGCAACTTCTCCAAGAGAGTTAAAAGAAAACGGCAGGGATATAGCACGCTCGCTCATAGCTCAACTCCCATCCATACTGGAAAATTAGGGTCTCCGCCCTCAAACATAACCCACACTTTTTGACCTATCTTAGGTACTAGTCTATGCGGTGTATGCTCAGGTGTCAGGTTTGTCTCCTGGTCATCGTTCCATTTGTTATCAGTATCAGCAGTTGTTTCATGTTCATGGTCTAGGTTCCATGTGGAGTCTGGGGTTTTACCTGTGTGGTTATTAGTGTGTGCGTCATGAGCGTCATGAGCAAGGCTAATTACAACAGGATGAGTATGCGCTGTTCCCGCTGATGCGGCGCCACTGGTAATAGTGGTCGAATGAGAAGCGTGGGTAGCGTGTGTAGCGTGAGCCTGTAACAAAGCGGCTACCTCAGACGCTAGGTGCTTTTTGTGGTCTGGATGGTTGCTGTTTGACGTAACTGGCAAACAGCCTCTAGCCCACTCCGTTGGCTCTTCGCCAAGTACCTGGGGTACTTGCAATCTAATACGGTTATCTTTATCAGGGTCTTCAATATCAATAACAACACCCGAATAGATTCCGTAAAATCTCTTATCATCAATCATCGAAGGGCCTTTGCTCTTAATCTGTCAGTAACTGCCTTGGGTTTATTAACCTTAGGAGGTGCTGGTATTTTAGGGGTAGGGCTAGCAGCTCGCCAAGTAGATGGGGTTCTTACTTTAGTTGTTGTTTTTTTTCTGTTATCAATTTTACCAAAGCTGCCCTGTTTTCTATTACTGGTTCTACGGTTACTCTTAATCAGCTTACTGTTAGGGTTTCTTTTAGTTTGCGATACTCCTGGAGAAATAAATCTTGTAGGGGTATCTGGTGGGGATGTGATTAGAGTGCCATCAGCCCATCTAGTTGCTCCGCCAACAGCGTCAGAACCAACGTTTATATTAGTAGTATATGTGTAAACGTTTCTTTCAGTTTCTACAATTACATGCTCTGTGCCTAAGACGGTCCAATATCCAGAATAGGTATCGCCAACTCCCTGAAGATATACAGGAATGTTAGGTCTAATCGATGGGTCTCCCAAAACAGATGCGCTCCCACGGTATGGAAATGCGGTTCTTGCCTCAGCTGCTTGAGACTCAAACTTGGCAATCTCTGGGTTAGGGGTAACCGCTAAAGACTCAAACCTATCAAAAAACTCTTCTTGGCTTACGCTTCTTGTCTTAGCGTTTCTTTTTTGTACTGTTTGTTTAACAGGTACCTTAGAAAATCTATCAACACCAGTTACAGCAACTGCTGCTTTTGGGTTTCCATCCCAATCAATAGACTCACCAATTACTGGTCTGAAAGAGTATAGGGTTGAACCCTTAGGGTTTTGAGCATCTCGTAGTATGAACTTAGGGCATTGCGTACGGTATCTTTGGTAGTCTGTAAGTATAGGTTCAAAATACACTTCAGTGTTTTCAGCTCGTAGTGTGTATCCAACCTGCTTAGCAAGTCTTACAGCCATTTGCCAACCTGTGTAGCCAGCCTGTGATATTTGTTCAAACACTCGTTTGTGAGGCACACCAATAAAGTTTAATTTATGCTGTAACGCAATAGCCTTAACCACTTGGTCAGCCGTGTGCTCTCGATACACTTTTTGAGACGCCTGTTTCATAGGAAACGACCCGCCAATAACTACTACATCGGTATAGTTTTTACCAGGAGTAATGCTTGGTTGAATGTGATGTACGTATCCAGTAAAATTTCTAGAAGTCTTATCTCCAGTTATAGAAGCTAGCACTGGAGTACCAGCTTTTATAGTGTTATAAGAGGGGTCCCAATCTCTGTAGGTAAGCACCAACATTTCATGCTCGTATACTTTTTGGTACAAGACAGCTTTATAAATGAATTGTGGTTCATCAGCATTGCCATCAGGAAAGGTTACCTTTATTGGTTTAAACATTAGGTATCCTAAGTATTGTTCCAGGAGCTATGTTTAATGGGTCTGTAATCTCAGGGTTGTAATCTAATATGTACCACCACATTGAAGGACGTCGATAGTATTTATGAGCTATTTGGTCTAGTCTTTCTCCGCTTGCATACGTGTGAGTAAAAAACGATAAAAAACCTATGTCTGGAAAATCGTAAAATACAGTTGGATTCTCTGGTCCATTAGGCGTTACAGAAAAAAAGTCTACGATAGAGTCGTCATATCTAGAGCCAATATAGATTGTCATGTTTATCCTAAGCGATAGTAGAGCCTGCGAATGCAGCGCAAGAGAAGGATACAGTTGTTCTAAGAGGAATCATGGTTTCAGTAAACATAATATGATTTATGTTTAAGCTGGTAATCCAACCAACAAACGACAAAGACTTTGTAGCATCTGGTCCAAGTCTAAAAGCCAATAAGGATGGTGAGAGGAATCCAATATTTGCTGTAGGCTTCTTTAACAATGTGGTCCATGTTTTGTTTTTATCTTTAGGGTCAGAACCAATACCTGTTCCGTTCAACGCTTTAAACAAATACTCTAGGTCAGCCATAGTTCCATAAGCTGCAAGGTCTTTAAGTTTTTGCAGCTTTTTGGTTGCACTAGCCTCTCCATAACCATACTTATAGTAGTTGTCTATAAAGAACTGTAACTTTTCTGGGTTGTTTGCCCACTCTTTAATACAGGCAAAATCGTTTACTCTATCAAGGGTAATGGTAAAACTATAAGTCTCTTGACCAGGAAAGGCTCCAGCAACGCTTCTAAATCTATCGGCAGATGATGGCGTTACATCCATGTTTCTTTCAATGTTTTGTTGAATCGTCTCTGGGTTCCAAAGAAATTGAAAACCAAAAGCATAGTTGTTCTTGCCGCTTCGGTCTCCAACTTTACTTTTCTTTTCAGCATCTTTTTTTGCCTGCTCTGCAGAAGACGTAGTGATTTCTAAAGACTCACTGTCTACAGTAGACACAAGACCACCATCATCCCAATGCCAAATAACTCCACGACGTTCTCTGTGGATACTATTTCCTAAAGGATTGTTGTTAACAAATATGCCGTCATCTGTCATGCCGTTTCTTAAAACCTCAACGGGTCTTACAGGCAAGCTCCAAGCATGAGGAGGTAGATTAAATTCATAGTCGTCTGGCGGAGTATTTCCAGGAAGCTTTGGTTCAGCTGGTCCTTTCTTTTTTCTCTTCTTATTTGTTGTTCCACCAGTGGTGCCTGTTCCATAGGTTTTTTTAATAGCGTCTACTTCTACTTGAGAATACACAGCGGATTGAGGTGGACGTGCTCCTCTTCCAACGGCAGGACCTACTGTATAGTTAGGGTTAGCAGCGGTCTGGGCAGCAATGGCTTCTGAAGACTGATATCTAATATATCCTCTACCACCTGGGGCGTTTACAGTAGGAGGTATTAAAACACTTGCAGTCTTTTTGTTTAGCTCTGACGAACTTTTAGATGGCATTAGTTACCTGCTGCTTTCGCTATTGTTTCTTGGCTAGTAAGAGCCGCCTTGAGAGCAGCTACGTTTGCTTCTGGGTTACCGACACCGCTTAGGTTTACAGTAACTCCTCCGTAGTTATATGTAGTGCTATTAGGCGCCTGTACTGGACCAGCACCAATAAAGTCTTTTACAAAACCTGCTAAAAGATTTCTACTAGTATTGTCTCCAGACTTTAAGAAATCTCCCATTGAGAACCTTGCAGACTTTTTATCTTCAGATTCTCCACTAGGTCCTCCTTTACCAGGACCTTCACCGTAACCCCCGCCGCTAGAACCAAGCATGCCTTTATAGGTTCCGTCGCCACCAGCCTTGCCTGTTCTCCAAGCAGAGTTGTTTACGGCAGTTAGGATTGCTTCTTTGTTACCCTTTTTAATAGCTTCAACAATTGCTGTGTAACCGCGTTCTTTTGCCTTGTTGCCAGTAAGGGTATCGATAGTTGCATCAAAACCTTGCTCCCAAGATGTATAAGCTTTAACACCTACTGGGTTCATAGACTTAGCGCCAGTTTTATTAAGTGTAGTGTTTAGTGGATTGAACTCTGCTGTGTTAACCCAGTGTCCTCCCTCAAACCTCATCCAGGTCATCAACGCATCGATGGCCTCATTAGTGGGCTTCTTTGCGCCTAGTCTTTTTGCTAATTCTGTTGCCCATGATTTAGCGCTATAGCCACCAGCGGTAACATCCCCGCCGTCTCCTCTAAATGGGTAGTTCTTTAATTCATGGTTAGGAACAATACGACCATCAACGTGAGGTACGAATAGCTCTGGTCCGCGCTCGCCGACAACGTATGGGGTTTTATTTTCTACACTACCGCCGTGCTCACGCTTTAATAGATAGCCTGCCCATGCCGCGTTCATAAATGCGCCAGCACCGCCAGCAACTCCAGAGGATAAGGTTTCTCCACCGCTCTTGAAGAATCCAATGGTCTTTAATACTCCAGCAAACCTATCAATAAGGTTAAAGAACCCATTCATGTAACCAAGAATTCGGTTAGCAAATGTAAATGCCGCAGCCATAGTTGGCGCTACCTGTTGTAAGGTAGTCATAGACTGAGCAGTTCTTTCGCTGATAGAACTTACGGCAGCAGTGGTTGCTCCGTACTTTTCTCCTAGCTTCTTGAGGTCTCTGCCTGCAAATCGTTGACCACCACTTCGTGCCTTAAGCATAAGGCCATCTTCTATTTGCTTACGAAGAAGGGGGTCGTTTCCAAAATATTGGTCAAGCATAGATGCAAGAGCATTACCAGGCTGTAAAGATATCTGTACATCTTGTACAGTGATTGGTTCACTGCCCATTTTTTCTCTGTTTAACTTAGCCCAAATCTCATCAATAATCTGTGGCATAGGCTTAAGGCTGCCGTCCTCACCACGGATACGAATACCGATACCACGTAGCATGTTGACGTTACGCGCTTGTTGAATAGAGCCATATGCACGTGCTGAACCTTCAACACCCATACCTGGAGTAATGTTTGACATCTGTGCAGAACCCAAAGCAACGCCAAGCATGCTAGGACCACCAATACCAAACTGTCGGAAGGTCTCCATCATCTTTGCTGGGTCCATCTTTGAGGTTATGGTTCCCTGCTTTGCAATCTCTTGTAGAAGAACAGTTGCTTCTTTATACGCTTTATCTTGTGAATTTTTTGTAGCGTCAAGGAACCCAGCAACAGGGTTATTGTTAAATGGCTGAACCTGTCCGTCAGGTCCGCGACGTCCTAAACCAGCTGCTGTTAAACCAGCCTGCTGTTGGTAAAACACCATACGAGAAGTTGCTAATTGCATTTCAACAGCTTCTTTGGTTCCTGGCATCATAGCCATGCTGCCAGCTCCTGCAGCAAATAGCGCGGTGCCTCGTGCAAAGGTGCGACCGCTACCGTCTCTATCTATAGGTGTGGCATTTCCATACTGAACGTTAGATGACCTAACATCAACAGGGTATGGTGGTCTGAAAACTAAATTAGAATCTGGCCCTCCGCCAGGAGGAAATACATTACCTGAACCAGTTACAGTAAATACTGGATATGGGGCAACTTGGTTTGAGGCAGGGCCGCCACCATAACCGCCCCCGCTATCTCCAAAGCCTCTTAACTTTCCTAATGCAGAGGATAGGCTGTTACCCCAACTAGCTGTTGAAGAACCAATGGCTGAGAAGTCACGACGAATATCGGAGGCATAGCTCCGCAACTGTGACAGTAGGTTTAAAGACTTGATTGGGTCTTCAGCCATTATGTTCCTCTATATCGTTGTGAACGCTCCAACCAGTTCTTTCTTTCACGAACTGAAAGGTTGCGTATATCTGTTAGGGTCCAACCAGGAAAGGTTCTTGTTAGAACCTCATACTGGTCCAGAAGGTCTTCGTAATCGGTTTCGCTATATACGAAACAAATCTAGCAAGCTAAGTGGTAGGTCCATTAACTCACCACATGCCTTGCAAGCCTTCTTCACCTCCCCTAGGCGTGGGCCTGGGTTACGTGCGATAATCTCATCGATTATCTTTGTGCGGTCTGCCATGCCAAGTGCAAGTGCAGTTCCCGCGCCAACAGATGGTGCTCCATTTAGTGAAACAATACAACCAGATAGTAATAGGGTATTAATTTCCGCTGGCGTCTTATCAACATTTTCCATAAGACGCTTTTGTGTTATTCCGTTAGGAAGTGCAACGACGGCTGTTCCCAGCTTAGTCTTTACCTCCCATTGCCTATCTTCAATTGGGTCTTCTAGAGCTTTCACTGGAACATCAGTAGCTAAATCAATAGATGCGGTGTGCTCATCGTTACAGGAGAAGCACCGAACCTTTAGGTCTACTGTTGGTCCAAATGTTACCTTTCTGATACCCAATAGAATCGCGTCGCGGTCTCCCGCTAGCAAGATATCTAGGTCAGTAGAGGTGGCATTTTTATTACCAAGCTTTACTAGACCTCTTTGTAGAAGAGCATTAAGGGCTTTGCCAGAAGAACCAGTCTTAGCAACTGCCTCTTCATCTGAGCCTGTAAGCTCTTTTACCTCTGCCGTAGTGTGTAGCACACCATCTAGGTCTACAAACCCACCAGGCAGTTGTACCTCAGACTCTGAAGGGGCCAGCGTTTTAATCTGTTTCGCTGGCTCCTCCATAGCCTGTTCAGCAAACTTAGCTACAAGTTGTGCATCCGTAATAATTTCTGACATCTTATACTCCTATTTCATATCGTTATTAAACGATTGCTTTGCGGTCTTTATCCACGAAGGTGACCGATAGACCTTCATGTACAAGCGACATAGATTCAAATAGAATCGCGCCGTCCGCAGCATTTAGGTCTGTATAGTTTAGCGTAGTAATCCAAGCGTTGTGAATCTTGAACGCCATACGAGGAATGTTTGCGCCTTCTTCAGTGATGCCCTTTGTGTTTGGGTGGTCCATTACATAAAGGTTGATATCTACACGGAAGCTCTTAGATGTTGAAGTATCTGAGCGCATTGCGATACCTTCACCAGATGCTGCGGCAAATAGACCACGCATCCATGTAATAGCTTGGTCATTGCCAAATAGCACGCCACGCTGGAAGGTAACAGGGGTAAAGGTAGTCATACCAGGAATCTGGTGAACGGTAGTGTTATAGCCACCTTCACGATACTGGATAGACTGTGTGTTAATGCTTAGACCAGAAATCTGGCTGAAGCCACCAAGCCAACCGTTGGACTTACCTTCTACGAAAGGGGTCTTCTTGTCGCTCTGGTTAATTTTTGTGCTAAAAAGATTCTCAGGCTTTCCACCCTCAGCTGCTGCTGGTGAAAACTCTGCAACGAACCGAAACGAGCGTAACGGGTCTGACGCTATTGTAGAGAATCTATTGATAATGCTTGTTGTCATTTACTGGCTCTCCTTTACGCCACAGTAACGGTGGTTCCACCGTCAAACTGACCAATTTTGATGACCACGAATTCGGCTGGACGCTGTAGAGCAACGCCAACTTCAATGTGTACCTCTCCGTTATCAATAAGGTACTGAGGGTTATTCTCAGCATCTACCTTAACGAAGAATGCTTCTGATGGAGTTCCTCCACGAAGACCTCCCTGACTCCAGAACTGGGTCAAGAAAGATGTGCAAGCAGTTTCCAAACGACGCCATAGAGCTGGGTCATTAGGCTCAAAGATTGCAAACTCTGTCAAGTCTGTTAGAGACTTGCGTAAGTAAATAAGGCTACGACGTACAGGTACGTACTTGTCTACATATCCACGCTTTAGTGTTCGTGCACCCATTACAACAAAGCCAGAACCTGGAATAAAACGAATAGCGTTTACAGGAGCTGCTGCGGTGTTAAGGGCATCAAGGTTTGCGTTTGTAAGTAGGCGTGTTGATACAACACCTGCAAGACGTGCCTGAAGTCCCGCTGGTGCCTTGAATACTCCGCGAGATGTGTCAGTAGAGGCGATAAGACCAGCAACAGCTGCTCCTGCTCCTACAGTAAGTGTCTTACCTGAGACTGCACCTAGTTCAAGAGTTGGGTCTGAGATAACAAGTGGTGGATAGTAAACCGCAGCTAAAGAAGATGCAGTGTATGTTCCAGCCAGAGTTAACTGGTTAGCTGGGGTGTCGTTTACGCCATCAACAACAACAAATACGTCATCGCGTCCTTCAGCATAGCTGATAGCTGCATTAACTACGTTAGCTGATGTCTGACCAGGTAGGTTAAGAACCAAAGATTCTCTAACTGTATCGTGAGCTGAAAGGCCTGCTGAGTAATCAGTAAGACCTACAGCGTTCCCTGTAGTTCCACCTGATAGAGCTTGGTTAGTTACAACTGCTGGGTTTCTTGTGCTTCCAGTATTTCCAGAGTTAAGGTCTACAAGAGTGACATAATTAGAAACAGTGTTAACTGTATCTGGTGCATAGCGAGAGTCGGTTGCAGTCATTGAAAGCTGAGTAAATGTCTCTACGATATCTGCGTCAGTTACTCCGCCGTTATAGATGGTTAGGTCAAAGTATCCAGTTTCAATAGAGTTAGAAACAGAGATGTTTAAATCGTTACCCCAACGACCAGCGTTCTTAGCAAGAACCTGTAGTGTTGCAGATGGGCTTACAGCACGGTCGTTCAGAGAGCGTGTAGCTGTCTGTGCGCTTGCTGCAATGCGGGTTACGTATAGTTGGCTTCCACCATTTGAGAAGAACATATAAACTGCAAGTGGTAGGTCATTGCTTGTGTAAGTATTCCATGAGCCAAACTTTGTTACATACTGGCTCCAAGATGTTACCAACGTTGGTGAGCTGATTGGGCCTCGGTCGCTCACGCCGACAAGAGCAGATACAAACTGTGATGCAGCTCCAGGAAGTGGTTGTACGGGATTTAACGTTTCTTGAACGTATACCCCAGGGCGTTGAAATGCCATTTAGATAATCTCCTTAGTTAGGTTATATATAAAGTCCATGTATTAAACGATTGTTAGGTCAGAAGGTATAGACGTATTTTCTACTGGATTATTAATGAATACCTCTTCAACAGCCTGAACTCTTTGAGCGGCTACTGCTGGGGTAAGCTCACTAATTACTCTTACTGTAAAAACGTTACGTAGAAGTCTTCGGTTTCCACTTTCCGAATCCTCAAACGTATCCCTCTTTACATATCCATCTACAAACATAGAACGCCATCCAGTTTGAGTACCTAGTTGGTTACTTACTGGCAGCTTTCCATATTTAGCTGGAAACTTATTCCACATCTGAAACAGGATTGCCCTGTCATGTCGTGGGTGTCTTGCGTGTGTGGTTATCTGGTAGATAATGTCAAAAGCAACTGGGATGTCATATTCGTATGTATATCCAGTTTCAGGCTGCTGGGTTCCCATAAAATCTGTATCAAATAGACGACCTTGATGTTGTCTATCGTTAGCATGAATAATATCCACCAGGTCGATGGTTACAAATGGAAACTCTTGCGCTCTAACTTCTACATCTGGATATCCAAACCACACCTTTACTGGTCGGGTTTTGATGGTCCCTGTAGGTCCGTTAGCGGCAGCTGACTTCTCATCTGCAACGGTCATTCCTTGAACAAATGTCTTGAGGGCTTCATCCTCAGCGATAAGAAACGGATTACCCATGGAAGGCTCTAGTCTCTTCAATGATGGCGTCAATAACAACGTCATCAATTATCTGGGCTAGGTACTTATCTAAATTGTATGAGAGGGGTCTGATAGCCGCCTTGTGGGGCTCAGACATGGAGCCATACTCCGAGTTATAAAACTCTTCTTCTTTGCTCTCTGGATACAGTACTTTGATGTCATCATTTTGATGACCAACCTGCACAGAGTTAATAAGCTCTTCAGACCACCCAGATTTTTTGGCGCGGGAACGGAGGTCGTAAGTCATATCGTCTACGACCCTGCTAGCGTTATCTTTAATTAGATTTTCTACGCTTGACACGCTTAGTCTTCTTCCCTAATAGGTACCCAGTCACAGCTCCAGCCAACATTGCCGCAGTGTGGGCCTGAGGAATAGCCTTGCCAATCTCTTCTCTGAAATCTGTATCAGAGGCTGAAGATATTTTTTCAGACATGGACATCCTAGGTTTTCGCAGGGTACAACGCAGGGGTGAAGCTATGAATCCCGCATGGATTCACTACTAGGATAAAGCAAAGGGCCCCTTTCGGGGCCCTAAGCGGATTACTTCTTTTTTATCTTCTTGATAATAGCGGCATCAATCTTCTTGTCTTCCGCCATAGTCTTTGGCTTCTTCTTTTTGCCATGGGCTTTATCAGCCTTTTCAAACTTTGCCTTCTGAGCAGGGGTCATACCCTTGGTCATCTGGGCATCTTTCTTCTTGTCTTTGGCTTCTGTGTACTTGCCACTCATAAAACCTTTAGCCATTACATGCCCTTCTTTCTGACCATAGATGCTTTCTTAGCCTTTGCAGGTGCACCCTTCTTTGCAGCAAACTTCTTGTTCGCTGCCTGCAGGGTCTTCATTCCGTGCTTGTTCTTTGGTTGTCCACAGCCGCAAGTCGCGCACATTACTTCCTCTTTCCCTTAGCACGGAGGGCAGCAAAGTCAGAACCTTCTAGCTTTCCATCCTTATCTACATCAAGCTTCTTCTGCTTAGGTGACATGCCCTTTGGAGCAGCCTTCTTAGCAGCCTTCTTTGCAGGGGCTTTCTTTTTCTTACCCATACATCCACATGTAGCGCACATTACTTTTTCTTCTTTCTTGCAGCAGCCATGTTGTCTACGAGGTTAGGATAGGGACGGCCTGCTGCTTTCGCCCTAGCCTTTGCAGATGCTTTCTGCGACTTACTAAGTTTACTGGATTTACCTGGGGTTGGGTCTTTCTTATCCCAGACTGGCTTATCTTTTTTTGCCACTTGATGCTCCTTTTTTCTTAACTTTTTTAGGAAGAGCCTTACCCTTAGGGGTTTTTTCCTCCCACTCCTTAGCCATCTCTGGGTGCTTGGCGTACATGAACTTACGCTGCTGTTGAGATTTGAATGGCATTAGAATACTGTTGAGTAGACTACGGATACTGCGTTAGCACCCGTGGTGATAGCGGCTACTGCATATAGCTTGTCCCCAGCGTTAAGGTCAAATCTATAAGCAGAATCTTTCTTTACAGTAAGGCCTTTGTCTGCTCCAGAAGTAGCAACTTGAGCATCGCCAACATAGATAGAGTTATTATCGTCGTTAACGATTGTGACTGTAGTGGTAGGTTCTTTTGGTCCAAGGTGTACAAGTAGGACGGGAGTAGTTCCTACGGTAAACGCTTGATGATTTAAAGCCATATGGCCTCCTATTTAATGTACCCAGCAAGAGCTAGGAACTGTGGGTCATTGACCATTTCGTCGGCCATAACCTGCATACATTCTACAATGATGAGGGTATATCTTTCAGCAACAATGCCTGCCTGTTGAATAAAATAAGGGCGATAAACCTGGCCCTTCCATAGGATACGACCACGAGCTTGAAGGTCTGGGTTGCCAATGACTCCTGGTACAACGCGCTCAACATCTTCAGCGTTTAGGGTTAGGTGTAAAGAGTCAGCCCCATAGTAACCGCGCTGACTGTTCTTAATGCTTCCTTGTTTAATTACTGCACGAATAACAGGTAGGTCAAACGGGCCGCGCCAAATACGTCCACCTGTAGATGTAGATAGGTCTTGGCCAACATCGTAGATAGGGTCAAGCACAGTTGCTTCTGGGTCCCATACAAACCACTTAGCAGTAGTTCCTACAGGTCTCTTGAGGTCTTTATCAATACCGTCTAGGACCTTGTTGGTTTCAAAGTCTGCGTCAAAACGACCGCCTGGTGCGTGAGCTCTCATTCTACTCCCTGTTTGTAGAATACAAGGTTACCCACTATTCGTTCGTCTGTAGGGCTCAACTCCGCCGCAGTAGTGCCATACTCAAGTGCTTTTTCTTTCTCTCCAATCATAAACGCACATACGGCTGCTAGGTCGTATGGCTGAGAGCCCCAGGCAAAAGCCTCATTTAAATAGTCCATACTCTTGTGTTTAATATTGATTGCCTTCTTAGCCCACATGTAACACTCTTCAATGCGTCCTTGGTCGTAGTGGTATTGGGCAAGCTCAACGTAAGCCTCTCGTTTACCAGGCTCTTCTTGAATAGCTAGCTTCCACCACTTAAGTTTTTCCGATTCTTCTGTAGAACATTTTGCTATGTACCGCATGGATGCGGCTCGTTCAGCTTTCCATATTGCCTTAGGTAAAGACAAATGACGTTTAAATTCAACTAACGCTTCTTCATATTTGCCATGGAAGAACAGCTCACGAGCGTAGTAGTATGCGTTGCGGTCATTGTGTGGGTCTTCCTCTACAGATAATTTAAGTAGCGGTAGATACTGTCCACGAGACTTGGTGTCATCAGCCTTGTGCCATAGTCCAAGCTGTGTCCAATATTCTTTTTCTACAAGTCGGTCGGTATATAAACATTCGTGGACAGGGTGCATCCATCTATACCCATATCGAGCATGAATCTTGTCTCCACCAAAAGTAAGACCTGGGGTACCATCTGGATTAAAGTTCCATGTGTAGTTGTAGCGTATACGTGTTGTACCAGCTGGAACTTTCTCCATCTCTTCACGCCAACCAGGAGCAAGCATCTCATCCATATCTAGGGAAATGCAGTAGTCAATATCATCTGGTAATAAAGCTAGGGCTGCGTTGCGGGCGTCATCGAAGCGCCATGGACGTATGCTAATTTTGTGGCACACAATTCCTAGGGCTTCAGCCTTACTCACAGTCTCATCAACAGAGCCTGTGTCAGCAATCATTAGGTAGTCAGCTTCTTTAGCTGATTCATACCAGCGTTCTACAAACTGTTCCTCATTTAATGCGATGGTGTATACGGCTATTTTCATAAGTACAGTATAAATTAAAAAACCCCCAGGTTGTAGTCTGGGGGCTTTTCTAATCTATATTAGACGAGGTTTGAGAACTCTAGACGTCCATAGATGGTTGTTCCACCGTCTGGGGAGTAGAAAGTTAAAACTGATGCATTTGTACCAGAAGCAATGGTTGGAGCAGAGCCGCCATCCCATGTAACTCCGTTAAATGCAACTGCGTTAGCGCCACGGTTACGGACTTCAACCTGCCAACGAGTTCCGTAACCAGAAGGCACGCCTGTCCAGTTAACAGTTACCGCACCAACAAGGTTGGTGATGCGGATAAATGAACCGTTAGTAGGGTTGATGCTAAGTGTTCCCGTTGCTGCAGAGAAGGTCTGAAGACGGCCAGTAACCCCCACATTAATGTAGGCATCATTTGACTGAGTCAATACCGTTGGCTGTGAGGAAATTGCCATTACTTGCTCGCTTTCTTTTCTTCTTTAGGAGCTTCAACTTCCTTTGCGGCTTCTGGGTCATCAAACCCAGCGCCATTCCAAAGGTCTTTAGCTGCGTCTGGGACTGCAGGTGGAAGCCATGCACCGTTATGGCGTTCCCAGCCACGTGATGGTTCTGGTTCCAAGCCGTCAATTTGAACTACTTCAAAAAGAAGTCCAAGAGGTCCAAGAGCATCAATATCATCAGCAACCTGTACCTGTGTAATTTTATCGTTATCAACGAGTGCGTATTTAGCCATTATCTATCTCCTTAGAGTACTGCCTTGTCGAACCAGCGAATCATAGCGTAGCCATCTGCGCCGTTACCGCCGAATGACATGTAGCCGTAGTACTGGCAACCACCAAAGTCAACGTCAATGACATCGCCAGCATCCATGTATAGGAGCTCCCATGTAACATCGAAGAATGATGCATCTGCTGGAGCTGCCAGTGTCTGCCAGTAACCTGAGGTAGCGCCTGTAGCACCTAAGAAGGTAACAGTGTTAACACCAGAGAACTGGATATCAAATGGAGGGCGGTCTTCACGAATGATGACGTTGCGGTCATTCTTCCAACGAACTGTTGGACGTACACGCTTTGGCAAACCAGTGAACTGGGATGATGTTGCACCACCAGGAGCAGTTGTTAGACGTGCAGCCACACCAGGGAATACTAGTGGGATACGTGGAAGGATTGGGAAGGACTGCCATGAGGTTGTTACCTTAGCATTACCTGTATCCTGAATTGTTACACGAAGTGAGTTAGTTCCGTACATGATGGAACCACCAACAATTGAGGTAGAAGCATTGTAAATTGGATTCCACTTAAAGAATTCAGATGAAAGCGCTTCATAGTTAACCGCTGCGTTAGCAGAGTTGTGGTTAAGCAGTGTGTTAGGTGTGTTAGTCCAGTTAGAACCACCACCACCGCCACCTGCGCCAGTGTTAGCAATAGCATCAAGACCACGAGCATAGTAGTCACCAGTGGTTGAAGCTTGTGTAATCAACCATGTTGGAGCACCCTTACCGCCACCGTTCTGGCCAATACCAGGGGTTGCTTGAGTAATAGAGTTAGATGCGTTCCAACCAGCGCCACCGCCGCCACCACCAAGTGGAATGCCTTGAGGTGAGCCTGAGTTAAGGCCGTTAAGTAGAACACCAGGACCGCCATGACCAGCTTCACCCATTACGTGGCCGTTGTTGGTGTTGGAGTTGGTTACTGCGTAACCACCAAGGTGACCGCGTAGAGGCCAGGTCTGAATAGCACCACCAGCAGATGTACGGTAACCATCTTGTGAGTTACCACCAGATACACCTACACCGTAGTAACGAGCAGGCTGTCCGTATCCACCAGCACCAGCGCCACCGCCCGCAAGGGTTGTAACAGTGCTACCGCCTTGAATTGCGTGGCCACCGTTGTTGCCACCTTCAAGACCATACTGCCAGTGACGTGAGTTGGAATTCCAAGTACCACCACCTCCGCCGCCTTCTGCAGCAAGTGTTCCAAGAGAAGAAACAATTGGAGTCATACCTGGCTGACCAGCGTAGAAGAAGTTGACGTTATCAACTCTCTTGTAGGTAGTAAGGGTAGCTGCTGGTTCAAGCTGTGGAGCAACGATGTGGTGTTCAATTGCTGAACCAGTTACTGATTGGGCACCGTTAAGCTGCATAATACCAAACTTAGCAAAACGAGCAGTTATTGGTGATGTAGCACCATTTACAGTAACACGTACTGGATAGGTAACGTTAGGCATCTGCTGTGTAGATGTTGCTACACCAGAGATTGGCAAGAATACGTTGTTACCTTCTGTACGAAGTACAGAGTTGTAATCAGCATCAAAATATTCAATGTAGGCACGTACTGGGCGGTATTGATTAGATGTACCAGTAGCAACTACGAATGCAGAACCTGAGTACTGAGTATTAGGTGATACACGTACAAAGCGGTGAGAAGTCTCAAGGTTTGAACCTGATGCAGAGTTAGTCTGCATAAGCATTGACTGAGCCTCACGGTACACAGGCATACGCCATGTGGTGCAGGTGTTACCAACTTCAAGCTGTAGGTTATCAATATAATAGTTTACTGAACCTTGCTGGAACACAATCACAGGGTGAATAAACTGTGGTGTTGAACCGAACGCATACTGACCATTAGCAAGTGTGGTACCGATTGCTGGGGTTGTGAATGTCGCAGAAATACGGCGCCATCCTGTCTGACCAGCTGTTGTTGCTGAGCTAAGAATCTGAATGTTGCTTGGGTTAGCAAATGTAACAGTTGTAGAGCTAAGTGGAGACTGGGTAGTCTTGTTGATACCGATTGTGTTACCAGCAACGCTGCTAACACGAGTATCCGACTGAAGTCCAGAACCAGTAACAACCATACCAATCAAGATACCTGTTGTATCTGTAACGGTCATTGAGGTTGCGCCATTAGCAGCTGTAGCAGTAGTTGATACAGAACCGCCGTACCCAGCAAGTGGCTGAGGTGTAGCTTGACGGACAAAGAATCCGTTAGCCTGACCAGCATCAATTGAGTTTGAAGTACCTGAGTTAGAGCCGCCAGTGTAGACAACGTTTGAAACTGCGTTCCAAGAAGCGCCTGCTGAACGAAGCTGGAATAGAAGTGATGTAGTTTGAGAAACATCAACGTTTGTAGAGATATAGCAGCTCATTGTGTAGCTAGCGCCTGGGATATATGGAACACCTTGGGTACCTGTAGATGTCTGGGTACCGTTAGATGTTGATGTTGAGTTCATTGTTGAGAACTGAACCCATGTAGCAGCACCGCTAGTTGTTGATACGCTAGTACCAGCAATAAGCGCGTTAACACCAGATGCGCCTGAGTAAGAAATTGTTACTGCACCATTAGTTGCGTTCTGTGTAGCAGCTGCAGAAACTGTAACCTGTGTAGAGCTATCAACGCTAAGGATTGTTGTTCCTGTAGCAAACATAGTTCCTACGATGTACATGTTTGGATAAACATCCAAAGTAGAGTTGAGAGTTACTGTGGTTGAGGAAAGGGTTGTTGTAGCTGTACGGCTGTATCCACCAACCATTTCTGGAAGCTTAGCTGGTACACCTGTATTAGCTACGGTAAAGGATGCAAGTGCGGTTCCAAATTGACGTACTAAGTTGTTTGAAACGATTGTAGCATCTTCTAGCTGAGCAACCTGAGGCTGTAGGATGTTGTTTGATAGGTTCTGTGTGTATGGAGAACCTGCTGTATTACCAGCCTGTGTGTTATTTGTAATGTCTGAACCAGCAGAAGAGATGTTGTGGAAGAACACGTTTGATGGACGTACAACAGACTCACCTTGTGAAAAACCAACAACAGTAGCAACTGTACCTGTGTTAGCCACTGATACGCTAACTACGTTTCCTGAGATACCTACGATGTTAGCGTTAGCTCCAAGGTTAGTACCAGTTACACGCTGACCTACAGATAGACCAGCAGCATTTGGATACACAGTAATAGCAGATGCACCAGAAACACCAGTTGCTGAACGGTAGTATGTAGCTGAATCCCATGACTGAATGCTGTAATCAAAGTCTGGGTTTACAAGAAGGTTTGCAATAGTAATGTTACCAAAAATGGTTGCTGAACCATTACCGCCAGGAAGGGTGTTGGTTGTATCAGCAGCACCGTTAATTGCGCCCTGACCACCTTGTCCACCTGCACCAATTGTTACAGAGTAGGTTGTTCCAGGAACAACTGTTAGGTTACGAACGATTACCTGACCACCAGCGCCACCGCCACCAGCTATGTCTTGAGAACCGCCGCCGCCACCGCCGCCGCCACCAACGAGGATGACCTGAGCACTGGTTACACCAGCAGGAGCAGTCCAGGTACCACTGGCTGTAAAGGTGGCCTCTTGAATAAACAAACGACCCGAATTGTCATTCGGGAAGACAATAAAGTCTTTACTTGAGGAGATTGCCATTTATATACCTGTCCTTTTCCTTTATTAAGAAATCAATACGCCTGAAATCAAAACGTCAACTGCAGAACCAACGTCTGCTGTGACTGAAATTGTTTCAGCTGCGTTCAAAACTACGCGAGCATCAAAGTTTACAGTGCCGTTTGCTGGTACTTGTAGACCCTGGCAAAACGCAAAACCACCAGTTGTGACGGTCACTGTTCTTGTTGCTGCAGTCTTATTTGCTAAGACCACATTTGTGATAATTGCTGTGTTAAGAGCTGGAACCGAATAAGCGCTGCCATCCGTGGTTCCAGCGGTAAGTGCCCTAAAGCGGGTTACGGTTGTAGGCATTAGTCGAGTACTCCTATATACGCTAGTACGGTTAAGTTATCAGCTGCTGCATTTACTGCAGCAAGCCTGCTTGCTCCTGCAGCATTTACTGCAGAGACCTGTGTTGTGCCTGCGGTGTTAACAGCAGTTACCTGTGTTGTACCAGCAGTTGTGATTGCTGTTACGCGGTCAGCGGTTGCAGCAACAATATCGTTGACACCGAGAAGGGTGCCCATAGTTTCAAGAGCTTTAGCAACATAGATGAGGTCTTGTGCAGTATATGTACTAGCGTTTAAGCTAGCAGTAATTTCTGACTTAACCGCCTCAATCTGCGTGCTAAGCGATGTATAGTCTGGCATACGGGATTACCTACCTTCCGAGGTCATTAAAAGTATAGCGTTTTTAAATATAGGGTCACCGTAAACCATAGATATTATGCCTGAGCTTCTGTCCATGAGATACGGGCTGAGATGTTGGAAGCCGCAGTTCCAATGTTAGTAGCCGTCAAAACCAGGACGTCTGGGCCGTTAGGGTAGGACGGGCTAGATACGTTGCCGTCACCAGAGATAATGGAGTTACCAAGGTCTCGAATAGAACGAAGGTCGTAGTTAGAGACGTTGTAGTTGGTTCCACCACCGCCGTTTTCTGTGAAGAATGAGGCTACAGAGTCACCACCAATAACGCGTCCAGAGGCAGCTTGAACGTTACCTGCTCCAGGGCCAGAGTTATCAAAGTAGATAATCTGGGCTAGAGAACCAGAACCAACTTGGTCACGGGTCCAGTCATCTGGTAGACCTACGTAGCCACGCTGAGGGGTGAAGGTAATAACGCCTGAAACAGTACCTGAGTTAGCCACAGAAAGGGTAACAATGTTAGCTGCTACAGATGCAATCTGTGCTCCAGTTCCAATACCTGAACCAGTTACTGTCATACCTGGAACAATACCCACAGTACCTGTCGTGTCGTTAATAGTAATGGTGTTTTGTCCAGCGCTTCCAGTTACGCTTGAACGTGTAGAGTTAAGTGATGATGGGTTTGTATAGTTGGTATAAAGAATCTGTGAAGGATTCAAGATTCCATCGATACGGAACTGTCCGTTGGTAGAAACACCGATTGAGTTCATCTGCAACTGCATGCGGTTAACAAGTTCACGCACACCAAAGTTACGAGCAATAGCGTTATCTACAGAAGGAGCTAGACGTACTGCAAGTAGCGGACGGGTAACACCAGCTGCTACAGAAAGAAGCTTGGTCATACCACCAGTAAAGATAAAGTTTACGTCGTTATCAAAACGACCATCCATCATAACTGAAGAACCCCAGTGGCTGATGATTGGGGCGCAGTTTTGAAGAATAGACTGAACGGCAACCTGAGCGTCTCCACCCACACCTGTAATAGATGAGTCTGGAGTAAACACTACTGAAGTCGTAGTTCCTGAGAATGTAAATGGTTGGTCTGGATAGACGTTTGTAATAGATGCGCGACGCTGAGAGATATTAATTGGCCATCCGCGCTTGACTGAGTCATATGCCCCAATAGATGAGTAGCGCATGATTTCGCAATTAGTAGCGTCACGAACATAGATGAATCCTGCTGGAGGAAATGAAGAAGCGTCTTCTACGTACATCACTGTATCGTTGGCCCCAAGCTGTGTTCCAAGGTTTCCTGTAGGACCAGCAACCATTTTTGTAAAGATTGATGGGTCATTAACAACTTCATAACGAGCAGGCAAGTTACCTGAACGCTGGTAAGCGCCGTTGTTAACGTTATTCATAGGTACACGGTGGCACCAGATAATCTTTCCATTAACACCGCGCATACCCCAACGAATGGTTCCTGCACCGTACCATGTGTAGTCGATGTAAACCATCTGCATACGACCAACGTCCATCTTAAAGCCAGATGGTCCTAGACCATCAAACTTGTCAATGTTCCACTGGTCTTGAGGAAAACGGTCGCTCTGTGTAATAAGGTAACGAGTACGAACACCTGTAGCACCGCGGTAAGCAGGTGCAACGTTTAGAGAGGTGTCGCTGTTAATAGAGATAACTTTGTAAGAAGAACCCTTGATAACAATTGACTGACCAACTGTAAGTTGTTTACGGAACTGGGTGTTAAGACCAGTAACAAAGCTTGAGTTTCTTGTTACGTTAATACGTCCAATTCCTTCTTTTTCTGAGTGACGGCGTACTGCATACATCTTTTGTCCATCGTACTCAAAGTAGAAACCGTTCTGCTCATCAAACATACCGCAACGGGTAACCGCACCGTACCACTTACGAGCGTGTACGTATACGTTAGTACCAGCAGGGCTCTGGTCAATAGTTGGAAGGGTCTGTGTAAGAGTTACTTGATATTCAAATGTATTAACATCAACAATACGAGTAACAAGAATATCGTTACCGTTAAATGGATTGTAGGTATAGCGAGTTTTAACGCCTTCAATATCAATTGTTACGCCAGCCTGCATACCGTGGTCTTGTACTGTTCTAACAGTGACTGTATTAAGCCCAATAGAGCCGCCAGAAATAATCATGCTTTCTACGTCAAATACAGGAGTTAGCTGTGCACCTGTTGAGAACTGCATTCCCTTACCTGACTGGTAACGGAAGTAGCGGCGGGTTTGACGAATAACTTGAGAACCCATTGAGTTGGTTGCAGTAGAGATAGAAACACCACCGTCAAATGGGCGTTGTACAACATAGCTATCACCCTTAGTCATAATCAAAGCAGTCTGTGGAACTGATACCGCTGATTGCTGACGTGATAATGCAAATTCAAGAGTTGTCTGAGTAGGAACTTTAGTTACCTGCCAGTTACCATCAATGCTGTTAGTACCAGATACAACGATAAGGTTTCCTGGGAACACGCCGTGTGGCTGGTCAAAGATAGCAGTTACAGTTGAGATTGGGGCTGCACCATCAACAGTAGCTCTCCAACGAGCAAGGTTGTTTGTTCCACCGATTGGGAAGTTACCGCCAGGGATATGAGCGCCATCAAAGATATCTCCACCATAGATAGATGTAAGAGTACCTGAGGCAATATCACCTGATACAACACCACGAGCCTGGTATTGGAAAGTGGTTGTTGTAGGAACTGCTGCTACAAGAGATGTACCTTCTGCAAGGAAGTTAAGGGTTTCTTGTACAGAAACAATCTGTCCTACAGAAAGTCCATGAGGAAGAGCTGTTGTTACTGTGATAGTTGAACGTGGGCGTACGCCGTCACCAATAACTGATACAACGTCAAATGAGTTACCACCAGAACCCTTAGCAAAGAAGGATGGGTATCCGTTAGCTAGGAATAGCGCTTCCCACTTAGATGGCTGTACAGAGTATTCAAAGTCTGTATCCATAAGTGACTGTGGGTTTGAAGTACGAAGCTTCTGTGCACCATCAATAAACGTGTCATCAAATGTGACCTTTTGGTGCTCATCATCAACAACAATCTGAATTGTGTCGTTGGCAGTCATGCCAGTTGTATCAACGCTATTGCTTAGTTGAATTACAGTCTGGGTTACAGTACTGCCTTGAGGGTTAGCAATATTTGCATCTGGATAGTTATATGTTACAGAGCAGGTCTGGGTAGGGTCAGAAAAGTTAAATAAGACTTTATTGACAGTAGCGTTGACGATTAGGAAGAAATGGATTTTCTTAATATAACGGTCGATGACAATCTGTTTGGTTGTCGGATTAAATGTGTAATACTCAGGCGCAATATTGCGTGCCATTCATTTACCTTCCTATATCAACGAAATCGGTGGTATCACTGTTTGTACCACTGTCGTGTAGTTAGTGACTGCTCCGACTGGAAAATAAATTCCAGTTTTTAACAGCGCATCGTTAAGAAGTAGTTGTCCTACTCCACCATCACCAGCAGGTCCTTGAGCACCTGTTGGGCCGCGTTCTCCTGTTGGTCCAGCGACTCCGTTTACACCAGCAGGTCCAGTAGCACCATTAGCACCAGCTGCACCAGCAGGTCCAGTTGGGCCTTGAATACCAGATGCATATACTAACGCATTCCAGTTCTGTGTACCATTACCAACCTTGAACTTTCCAGTATCAAGCTCAAGACCTAGTTCACCTTCCGCAAGCAGAGGGTTTGCTGATGACCATTGCGCCGCGGTTCCGCGACGTAACTGTACTTTAATTGCCATTACTGAATGACTCCTCCGCTGTCAATGACGTCAACCCCACCGTAATTACTTGTCGGACTGCCAGCATCTACGTTCAATAGTGTAGTGCCTGTAGGACCTGTTGGACCTAGTAAACCTTGGCTTCCTGTAGGACCTGTAACTCCTTGAGGACCTGTTGCACCAGTAGGCCCTTGATTACCTTGAGGACCAATTACACCTTGTGGACCTGTTGGTCCAATAGCTGCCGCAACAATAACTAACCAGTTTGTTGGGTCATCTACAGGGGTAACTCCTGCGGTAGAAACGCTATTTCTACGAACATAAGTACCTTTAAGAGTAGAAGTGTCGTAGAAAACAGCTTGTCCAGGTGAGTAGCTAAGTCCTGCTTGCCATGTACCAATTAATGTAAATGGCTGTGGACCAGTTGGACCTGTAGAACCTGTAGGTCCAGTTATTGAAAGACCTTGAGCACCAGTTGGTCCAGTTGGTCCCAGAGGACCTACAGCACCTGTTGGTCCTTGAATAGCACCAGAGTTAGTCCACTGAGTACCAGTCCAAATAAATAGATTTCCAGATACTAAATATGGGTCTCCAACATTTGGTGTTGGAACTGCTGCAATTAAATCTTGGAAAGTATTAAATGAATTTATGATATTTAGGCCACGGCCTTGAGGACCTGTTGGTCCTTGAATACCTTGTGGTCCTGTTGGACCAAGATTACCTTGTGGACCTGTTGGACCAGGAACGGTTGATACAGGACCTGTAGAACCTGTTGGACCAATAGGACCAACAACACCTTGAATACCTTGTAAACCTTGGCTACCTTGCGGACCAGTTGCTCCAACTAAACCTTGTGGACCTTGTGGTCCAGTTGCACCCGTAGGTCCTTGGATTGCACCAGCACTAGCCCATGCAGAACCAGCCCATACAAATAGAACACCATTAACAAGATAACCATCACCAGTTGCTCCAACTGGACGGGCTGCTTGTAGTTCTGCTAATGAGTTGTAAGAACCAAGAACATAGATAGAAGCACCAGCAGGACCAATAGCACCTGTTGCACCAGTTGCACCAGTAGGACCTTGTGAACCAGCTGCACCAGGAGTACCTGCTGCACCTTGAATACCTTGTGGGCCTTGTGGACCAGTAGGTCCTTGTACACCAGGAGCACCAGCAATACCTTGATTACCCTGTGGTCCAGTTGCACCTACAGGTCCTTGTGGGCCAGTGGCACCAGCAGGTCCTGTAGGACCAGGGACCGTTGACGGAGCACCAGTAGAACCAGTAGGACCAGTTGCTCCCGTTGGACCAACAGCACCAACAGAACCTGTTGCACCAGTTGGTCCTGTTGGACCAGGTGTAGTTGATACAGGTCCCTGTGCACCTGTAGGACCTGTAGGTCCTTGTGCACCTGTAAAGCCAGGCTCACCAGCAATAGTAAATGACCAAGTGCTGAAGATTTCTCCACCAGCAGCACCTTGGAAAATAAATACATCTAAAGTTATCTGTGCGCCATTTACCGTTCTAACAGTTCCATCTAAGAAGACGTTGTTGTTTGCTACAGCTCTAACAACAGAGTTAACAATAAATGGGTGGTCAGCAACGCTAAGAGTAAATGTCTTTAAACCAGTCGCTAAGCTGACTGGGGTAGAAGACGTGATTCCAGCAAAACCTTGACCACGTGCACCAGTAGCACCAGTAGCACCAGTTGGACCAGTAGCACCTGTAGCACCTTGTAAACCAGAGAAACCACGTTCACCTTGTGGACCAGTGTCACCTTTAGGACCAGCTAAACCAGTAGGACCAGTAGGTCCTGTTGGACCTGTGTCACCTTGCGGACCCTGATTTCCAAGAAAACCTTGAGCACCACGAGGACCTGTAGGACCAGTTGGACCCGCCGCTCCGCTTGGTCCTGTTGGGCCTTCTAGGTTACCAACGTTCTTCCAATCAGAAGTTACGGTGTCCCAAATAATTAAATTGCCATTAGCAAGTAACCAAGCATCTCCTGCAGCACCTGTTGGATGTGCAAGTTGAAGAGCAGCAAGTGTTGGATATTCACCAAGAATATTTAAACCTTGACCAGGAGCACCTGTAGGACCAGTAGCACCTGCAAGACCAGATACGCCTCGGGCACCAGTTGGGCCTTGAGGTCCTGCAGCGCCTTGGTTTCCTTGAGGACCAGTAGCACCTGTTCGTCCTGTAGGACCAGTTGCTCCAGTCGCTCCTGTTGGTAAAGTTAGAGTGTCATATACCCAAGCATTATTACTACGACGATATAAACGTAGCTGTGTTGCATTTCCATTTACACGAACAAACGCCCAGTTAGTTGGGACTGGGTTTGGGTATGCTGTTTGTAGGTCAGCAAGTGTGTCATAAACACCAAGATAACGAGAGTAATCTCCCTGAGGACCTGTAGGTCCAGTTGCACCTGTTGGACCTGTTGGGCCGTTTAATGGACCAGAAGGCCCAGTAGGTGTGGGATACCAATTACCGCTATCGGGTGGAACTATAATAATATCTGGCATATCACTCCACCGTTGTTACTTGCTGAGTCACGAAAGTCTGTCCCCTTAGGAAAGTTCTTTGGAAAGTATCGTCCACAGTTGATGTGGCCTGTAGGTCCCAAAATCCTCTAACTGGTAGATAGCGAGTTTCCTGTTGTGGTAGCGATATTCTGATACGTCCAGTAGGGGCGTCAACAATTGTAACATCGAAGGCCGCCCATCTAGTAGGTGAATTTGGATAGGTTCTAATCTCTGCAGAAAACTCTAATCCTGTTACAGAAGAGCCAAGAATAAACTCTTGAGAGTAGCTATCTCCCTGGTTCATAACTAAGTCATATACCTGAATGGTAGATGGGAAGGTCTGGCGACCAATCATGTCATTCTGTATATACACGCGTTCTGGCTTACGTCCATCGTCAAACTCTTGTGGCATGTAGATAGGTACAAGCTTATTGGTGCGCTTAGATGCTCTACGTAGATTACCAACTTGAATGCGCCAAAGACCAATGTTTAGTTGTGCACATAGTTCACGATACTGCTGTTGGCGTTGAGCAATCATGCCTGTTAACTGTGCATAGCGCTCGCTACGTGGAATTACTACTCCGTCTGGAGCAGTGATGTTAATATCAAATGCGGCATCTGTAGCCAATACCCATAGAGCTTCAATAGTTGCCAAGATAGCTATTGGGTACTCTTCTACAGCTGGAAGGGTTGCTAGAGTAACTCTGCTTCCATATGCATCTGTTCTTTCATAAGTATGCTGTTCAATAGCTGTGTTAATAAAGCGTGTGATATCAGCATCTGAAAAATAACGATAAGCAGTGCCATTTACAGTAAGCACTTCACCAGCAGATACTGGGTTTAAAAATCTAATAATTCCAGTATCAACCTCTAGCTTATAGCCAGTAGGGGCTGGAACAAATGTTTGAGAAACTCTTACTAAAAGAGTGAAAGGGTCTACAGGTTTATTATTTAGGTAGTAGGCAGTAGTAGTTCCATCGCTTGTTGCGACGAACTGAAACTCCTTTGGCTGGTCACCCAACTCAAGACGAGTTCTAGAGATTAGGTCCGATAAGAGGGCCACTCAACTACTCCTAACGATAGTAACGAAAAAGCGGGCAACATAAGTGTGCCCGCTGATTCGCCCATTAAATGCTAGATAACTCCAGCGAGGTAGCCCTTTTCCTGTAGGTGTTGAGCTACGTGTTTGGACACTTTGTACTTCTGTCCAGCTTTGAAGCTATAGAAGTTACCAACTCCAAGTGTCATGTTTTCAATGTCTTCAACGACACGGATGACAACTGAGTCTTCTTCTTTTCCTGCTACTACTGTTACCTCGTCAGCAATCACCGTTGCTCTGTTAGGGATAGTAGCGTCTACAACTTCATCAAGTTTAATCTGGGCTTCAGCGGACGCCATAGACATCTCAGCAGCACGTGCTTGAAGAGCTTCCTGGTTTTCAGCAATCTGCTTCTCACGAGAGCGGCCTGTAACATCCTGTGGCTTTACTTGTCTTGCCATGTGTATTCTCCTAATTAGTATCTGTTATAAGTGGGCAGTTTTTAGACGTGCCCAGGTCTGAGGATTAGTTGGTTTCTGCAATAACAACAGACTGGTCAGTAATAAGACCAAGACCGAAGATTGAGTACCAAGCAAGTGCATGCTCACGACCGAAGTCGAGGATACCACCGTCACGAAGTTCGACTGGTAGTGAGATAGCGTGACCGAATGCGTTATCTCCAATGAAGATAGCATCGTAGCGGTCAGACTGTCCGTTACCTGTGAACTGTGCAGGGGTGATGTAACCTCCACCAGGTGTAACAGTTGGGTTAGCAACTGCGCTGTCAGCGGTGTAGTTAGTACCAGCACCACCAGCAACCTTACGTACCTGTGTGGTCTCGATGAATACGCAGTCGTACAAACGACCAACTTCACCAAGCATGAAGTTACCAGGAGCAGCGTACTTGGTTACTTCGATAAACTCTGGGTTATCACGAAGCTGACGGCTCTGGTGTGGGTGGATGAACGCAACATAAGTTTCGCCCAACCGTGGGATGTTCTTGGTTGCAAGTGTCTCAACGACGTCCTTGACAGTGTGAGGTGTCAAGTAGTAGCCACCAGTCATAGAAGCACGTGATGTGCCCTTTGTACCGTATGCGTACCAGTTGTTGACTGCTGAGAGGTTAGTGCGGTCTTCACCGTAAAGGGTTGAAGTCGCTGCATAGAGTGTGTCGCGTGATAGCTGGTCAAGATAGATAGCCATGTTACGACCGAGAAGACGTGAGGCTGATGCCATGACGTCATCGAATGATGCATTGAGCAAGAGCTCTGATACAGCAAGAGCATAACCATGCTCTGTTACTGTGATTGAGAACTGCTGTGCAGTTAATGCGTTGGTCTGCATACGAACACCTTCGACAAGTGCATTAGCAAAGCCGAGGTTGTTGTAACGCAGGAAGTTAATCTGTAGACCAGGTGCAACACCAAGTTCAGTCTTCTTGACTGCAAACTGCTCAAAGCGAAGGATAGGCATTGCCTGGAACAAGATTTCCTTGGACCAGATAACCTGAATCGCCTGAGTAAGCTGGGTGTTAGTACCTGAGTATGCTGTTGGGGCTGCGGCTAGATTGCCAGTACCCGTAATACCAGATGCCATAGTAGCTTGTTACTCCTTAGTAGGTTGGATTTGGATTGTGGGTTTACCCGAACAAACCGCGAGCCTTACCACGGGCAGTTGCGCCCAAGATACGCTCTCTGTATTTTGCATAATCATTCATCGACATTGACTGAATATCTTCAGCCGTTAACGAGCGTGAGTCCGTATTGATATCCATTGGTTCGAGCGGGGGCGTGGTAACCCTGGTCCCCGTCATTTCTTTGCGGGCATTTTGCATTGCAAACTGCGCCGACTCTAGAATCTTGTTAGAACGCTCTTTCAAGCTCTCAACACTTGCGTCTACTTCTTCGCGGGTATTGCCGCTAATCAGGTCGACAAGTTCTGGGATAATGTTGTCGCGTTCTTGTTCTACTCGTTGTTGACGGTAGTTCTGGAGGTCAGCAAAAGTTCTTTCGCGTTCCAGAAGAGCAAAGGCACGTTCACGCTCTTGGCGCTCACGCTCCAACTGCTCCTGCCACTCTGTTTCCTTAGCCTTAAGCAAAGAGCGAACATCCATATCGTTCTCAAGAGCTTCTTGCTGAGCTTTAGCTTTCGCCTCTTCTTCAGCCGCACGTGCTGCAAGTTCTGCTTCACGTTCTCTCTTGATAGTATCGAGTTCATCCTTCAGCTTATCAATCTGAGGATAGAGTTTTTCCTTCTCCTGGCTACGTACACGTGCCAGGTCATCTTCCGTATAAAACTTGGAAGTTGCCTTAGTAGTAGGTGCGTCAGCGACAACAGAGTTGCCTGACGACTCAGC